TTAGCCGTTAAGTTTAACTGCCAGACCTGCGACATATTCCCCTTGATAACGAGCAATAGACAGTTCTTCCTGGCTTGGCTGGCGTGAGCCGTCACCGCCTGCGATGGTGGTTGCGCCGTACGGCGTACCGCCGCGAACCTGTGAAACGTCAAATAATTCCTGCGCTGCGTAGCCAATGGGGACAATTACCATGCCGTGATGCGCAAGGGTCGTCCAGGTTGAAGTAATAGTTTGTTCCTGACCGCCGCCAGTACCGGTGGAACTAAAGACGCTCGCCAGTTTTCCGTATAGTGCGCCGGAAGCCCACAGGCCGCCCGTCTGGTCGAGGAAGGTACGCATTTGACCGGACATGTTGCCAAAGCGGGTAGGTGTACCAAAAATAATGGCGTCGTAATCGGCCAGTTCTTGCGGGGTTGCAACCGGTGCAGTTTGCGTTTTACCGCCTGCTTTTTCAAATAATTGCGGCGGCATGGTTTCCGGTACACGCTTAACGACAACTTCTGCGCCATCGACTTTGCTTGCACCCTCAGCGACTGCGCGTGCCATCGTTTCAACATGTCTAAGGATATGGTTTATCATTTTGAAAAATATAATTTTATTTCATCCTCCTGGTCACTTTGGGGCACGTCTGGGGCACGGGCATTAAGGACATTATTCAACATGGCAACTTGAGTCACGCTGCACTCAGGCATCCATGCACCATAAACATTGTAGACCATGCTGGCGCTGGAGTGCCCCATCTGTGATGCAATAAATGTCGGGTTTGCTCCGGCAGATAAAGCCCAGCACGCATAGGTATGGCGTGACTGATACGCTTTACGGGATCGGATACCCGCTCTTTTTATTGCTGAATCCCATGTCGCTCCGATGGAGCTTACCGCGTAGTTAATACCAGCCTTGTGATTCTTGCGAACGATTTGCGGACAGAAAACAAAAGTGCACTCGTGCAAAATTGTTCTTCCGTACTCGCGTAATTGAACAGTGATCTGATGCTGCCTGCTAAGACGAGTAAGCATCGCCTGGTTTTTAAGTGCTTCAATTGCTGGTGCCAGAAGATGTATAACCCGGTTAGTGCCTGCGTCGGTCTTTGGTAGCGTAAAATCACCTATTTTTGTAAAATTTCGTCGCACTGTTATCGTGCCAGCTTTCAGGTCGATATCCTCCCATGCAAGTGCGGCAATTTCACCGTGTCGCATCCCTGTAAAAACAGCCACTGTCCAGAGGTTTTTGGTCTGTTGATGATGGCAGGCATCAATGAGACGGCTAAACTCATCTCTGGTCAGTGGATCCGGCACTGGTTTTGATTTCCTCAGCGGTGTTATTGAATTAAACGGGTTTTTCTCCAGATACCCGTTTTCGGCGGCAAAGCTGAACATTCCGGCTGTTGTTGTCATGTAATAGTTCACTGTGGGTACGGTTCTTCCTTTTCGGGACGTGCTGGTTTTCCTGCTTCCCTTTTCCCCGGTCAGTAAATCTTTCCTGATAAACAGCAGATCTTCTTTTGTAATCGATGACGCCAGCCTGCCAGGACCAAGCCTCGGTAGCATATTTTTCATCACTGATTGATAACGATTTAAGGCGTTACTACTGATTTCCATTGCTTTCAGAGTAAGCCATTTCTGTGCCAGTTCACCGACGGTGATATCTTTTTTTACCAGGCCAAATAGCTTCAGGTTAGGTGAGTCAGGGAATCGCTCGGCATAATCAAACGTTCCCGTTCTGATTGCAAAGCAGACAGAAGCCCTTAACTCACCAGCGATCTTTCTGTTTTTCGGAGTATCGGGCACGCGAAGATTTTCGCGCACTCGTTTACCCCTGTACTTAAACGTTATTCGGAGTTTTCCTCCGTGATTTTCAACGCCGGCTGGATAGGCTGAATTCGCCATTGTTCCTCCTGCGTCCAAGAGCACGCTCAGGTTATACTCTTATGGACAAGAATTAAACATCCTGAGATGGTAAGGGTTGGTTTTTGATCCAAGTGTTGATGGTAGGAAGGTGATAGAGACATTCGCTGTTTTTCTTTGGCGTTCCGTCGGGGGCGATTTGTTTATATTCTCTGCCGTTCATCCACGCACTGTCCCTGGCGCGTAATATTGTTCCTTTTCTCAGGCCTGTTACAGCCATTAAAAGCTCCAGTGTTACCCATTCATTCGCATTTATCTGTACAACAGGTGTGATGACTGGCTGAATGCCATGGTTATGTTGGTTTACTAACTCGCGCATAAGTTGCCTCTGCATGTGTAAGAAAAAACCGCCCGAAGGCGGTTGTCAGTTGATTGATGTACGGCGCATTTTTCGAAGGCTGGCAATATGCTTTTCCTTCTCAATTTCCGCTTTAATCATATGCAGTTCGTTGTGCTCGATTCGCTCAAATTCTTCATTAAATGCACTAATTGAAGTGGCTCTGGTTCTGCCGTCGAGCCTTCGGTAGATCACCTGAGTCAGAGTTACCTTGCATATTTCTACCGGATAGTTGTTGGCATCAACGAAAGACTGCCCGCGCTGGATCAGGACGAACACTGGTTGTATTCCTTGAGTGCCATATCATAAACACGGCATGCCGAGAGGTGTGTTGTAGTCAACGTCGTTCGTATCCTGAAAAGTCCATGTGTTGTGACGGTAACTTCCGGGGCTTTGAGTTTCACTGCATCAACGATATGCTGATGTTTGCGCCTTTCGAATATAGAGCTGGATATAACCACACTTGCTGTTAAACCGTAACTTTCAAATGTGATTTTCATGTCATTATCCTCGCAGTTAGCCGGGCAACAAAAATAAATAATGTTGTTCCTGCGAATAACAGGATACCGCCCGTCATTAGAGAAAGGAAAAACAATATTAATGTACGCGGGTTGTTTCTCAAAATATTCTCTCTGTGATTCGCTCACTCTGACAATTCGTTGATCAAGTCACGGTATTTATTCAGTTCTTGCAACGCCTTACATGCACCCTCCCATCGTTTCTGTTTCCGCCCGGCGCGGCGCGCTTCTTTCCGTGATTTACGTAGCAGGTCACCTATAATGTTGTGCTGCACTGGCTGCACTGGGGCGATATTTGGTTTTTTGTCCACTTCCCTTGCAACTGCCTGCCAGATGCCATTTTTTACAGTTACTACCCCCTGGTTTTTTAACTTCCATAGAGTGTCAATAACGTCATTCAAATCAATATTGAGACCTTTAGAAATACTTTCGGCTGATGCTTTTCCTAATTTGTTCAATTCTGTGAGCACTGCGTTCATTTTTTTCTCCTGATATTTTAATGTCGGTGGGGCTGTTATACGGTTAGTGAGGTGTCAGCTTCTTCTACCAGCTTTTCCAGTTCATCCAGCTTTCGGGAAAGAATTTCACCAAACAGATGAAGTTCTGCATCTGCTGTAATCGGGATTGGAACAAATCGTATTCCACTTCTGGCAAGTTGATTTGCGATTTCCAGACACTGCCTTAATTCAACTGGTGATGCCTTTGTCAACGTCGTTTTTTCGCTCATTGGTTTTCTCCAGAAATTTAACAATACCCGGAACCATCTCAATGGATGGTGTGCCGCATTGGTTACCCCATACATCAAATCCATGCGAGGTGTGGCGGGCGAACAGTTCTATCCGGGGAACATCGCCAAGAAGTTGCACAAGCTTTTCTCGAGCCATATCCGGCTTGCGGGAGTGATCAAGGCGCGGTGCAGTGAATGACTGGATTATTCCGGCGTTAATGCGTTCGGGCAGATTTCCTTTCACTGCAAAAAGGCAGTCTTCGCTGTTAGCGCGAGTGGTGCTACCCATACCCATGACCAGCTTGTCGGTCTGTCTTTTCCCGCATTTGTTCCAGGTTAATCCTTTCATCGTCACCAGACGAAAGCCCCACGCTTCTACAACCTTCAATGCTTCAAGTGGTTGTGTAGGCACCCACCACATAGACAACAGGCAATTATCGGCTGCCAGTTCCCATACCGGGAGGCGGCAGATATCCAGAAGACTCATGACCGGATATTTAAAACTTGCACCGCGTTGACCATCGGTTGCTTTGTCGCGGAATGTCCAGGGGGGATCTGCGTAAATGAGGGTGTATTTTTTCGTCATAGCGCGTTTTCAAACTCATCAATGTAAAGTCCTGCTTTAATCAGTCGGCGACGGCGTTCGGCCTTTTGCACGTATTCCTCGCGACAGTTTTTTGCTGCGTGTTCACGGCTTCTGCGACTGAATGGAGGAACGGCATTGCGTGAGCGAGGTGTGTCACGACGAGGATTTGATTCGAGGGAGAAAAAGCGATCAACGATTCCGGTGTCTGTGGTGAATGGTTCTGAAGCCTTTATTTTCACAACCTTACTGCCCTTTGTCAGGCCGCGAGCTACCTTGTTGAACTCGCAAAGTGAAACACCAAATTTCTCTGCTATTTCACTGCCAGTAACAGGACGACCACGAGACTGAATCATCCAGGTGACGCGTTCTTTTAACCCACGGAAGGCACCGGGCCTTCCAGAACGCCTGTAGAAAGCGATCTGTTTCAAATTTTTGTCTCCAGATATGAAAACCCCGACGGGATGTCGGGGATGGTAGGGGAAGTTACAGGCTTAACGAGAAGCCTTTTCGGGAATTTCGATCTGACAATCTTGAAATATCCTGTAGCGTGCGGCGCATTTCTTCCGTCAGATGCTTGAAGGCGTTAAATTCAGCGACAGCGGCGTCAACGTTATAGCCTTTGCTGTGTAGCTCATTGAGGATGCGCATAGTTGGGCTTGGCATGTCGAAGAGCACAGAAACGTCCAGGTTAAGAGTTTTTCGATCAACATAGCTCATCATGGAGTAGGGGTGGTGCTCTGAAAACCACGATAGAGGGTAGTTGATGTTCATTGGTGCAGGTAAAAGGCTCTGGCGAAGTTTCTTTTCGCACTCGATGAAGTATCGGCGGATCTGGCGGCCTTTTTCGTTACGCTCAACCATCGCCAGTTCTTTGGCTGTGTCGAGAGTTAGGTGGTAGTCCTTGCTACGGCGATCACCTCCTCGCCCTTTGGTTTGCCCATTTTGGCAAATCAAAATATAGTCCTGGCTTTCAATGAATCCATATTCAGCAATGCGTTCTTTAACCCAGTGCGCGAACATTCTGCCCACACCAAGAAAAGAGTGTAGATCACGAGCGTTAACTAGAAGAATTGTTTCGTTGTCGATAGTGCCGTTGAATACGGGGATGAGTTGACTGGTCATGATGACCTCCTTTGAAGTTTTAGTTAGCAATCACCAGTTAGTGGCTGGTGATCGGGTGTCAACTAGAGCCTTCAAAGATGCTCCGGGCATATTCCCCTTGCGGGTATTGTATTACGCCTCTCCACCCGACCTTTGTACGGATGTGACTATGCCAAATTGCAGGCATAAAAAAGCCGCAAAGCTATCGGGTGCGGATGACCGCTTTGAAGTTCTAGTGCGGTCAGTATGCGATAGCTCTGGCGGATTTGTCAAATCATGTAGGCCTTATCTTGCTGTAAGCCGCGCCATTCGGGCTTTTCCCCAGATTTGGGGGAAACTATCTGCGAAGTATTCACCTTTGACGGCAAGTTGCAGGTTAGCCACGGTTAACCTCCTGCGGCGGTTCTGGTAGCGGCATCCAGTGTGTTACCTGCTCAACACCATTGCCCGGCTTAATCGTTGCTTCTCCTCGCCGAAAGGTGCTTCCGGTATAGCGTGCGGAGCATATTAGCGGCTCAACCAGATCACTATCGAAATTCACCGAAATAAGTACGTTCTGATTCTTTTTCGGCATTCGCTCACTACAGCTTATCCAACTATCCGGAGTTACCGGATAGTTGCCCGATAGTGCATTCTGCTCCAGTGATGCTTTTACAAACCACGCTGCCTGAACTATAACGCCATGAATCCAGCGCAAATCAGCATCGCGATCTTTCTTTTTCATCTTTTCGCCACTTAAGGCCTTGCTTATGTGGCTGCGTACCAGGTCTTCATGTAATTCCTTCGCCTCCTCAATGGTGAAACCACCAGGCAGAAGAGCCGGAGTTACCGGAGAGCTGGTTGACGCTTCCGGGATTTTCCGAAAATTATTGGTTGACGAATCTTTATTTTCCCGAAAGTTTCCGGACTGAAGCATGGCTTCGCGGCAATCGTTCCAGCCTGTAGCGTATGCAGCCGCTTTGCTGCTGCCTTCAACTGGCGCATCCTGCCAATACATTTCTTCCGGCACTATCGGCGCTGGAGGGGCGGCAAATAGATATCCGCCAAAGTCAGGAAGCTCTCTAATGGCCTGTACGAATTTTTGTTTGCCTACGTCAACCCCTAATGGGTAATGAGCTATAATCTTTGCCACCGGCTCTGCTTCCAGCGATGCCAGCGCAATCCGTGCCAGCTCTTCCGCTTCTTCTGCTGGAAGCACAACGTTGCTACCCGGTCCGTATGTTTCGCGCCAATGCTGGATTGTCAGCAGTCGATCTTTGGTAAAAGTGGTCATAGCTATTTCACCTTAATCTCAACATTTCGCAGCTTTAGCTCTACTGGCAGGTCTGACTTTCCTGTTAATGCTAATGCGAGATTTTCTGGAGTAGTGAGAACAGTTATTGTTTTCCCCCTCGCCAGACGAATAATCATGTGTATCTCGCTATCGTCACATGCTCCTGGTCGAACAATTGAGATTTGTCCGTTCATCTCACTCTCCTTTGATGCGAATGCCAGTAGCGCGGATTGCATCGATGACTTCAGAAACTTTGTATGCCATTACCGTTTGGTAATCATCGTGAAAATCTGTTCGATGAAGCATGCTGCTACGTTCCGGGAGCAGTATTTCCCGCGCTTCCAGTTCTGCAATGCGCTTTTTTGCTGCTTCCAGTTCATCCAGTAATTCCAGCACGGTAGCCGGATTAGCCTTGGCAACAAAATCCCGGACTGGCTTACAATCAATCTCCGCAATGGGTTGATACGATGTGTAGCCATGCTGTCTTGTATAACTACCGTGACGAATAACGAAAAAATCACCATTTATTTTTTTAGCCTGCCACTTATCTTCACCGGCTTTCTCTGCCGCTTCACGCAGTGCCTGATAGTCAATCTTGCTCACTGGTTGCCTCCTTTGCGAAGCCGTTCCGCCCATTCTTCAAGGGATTTCTCTGCATATTCACCGGACAGGCCATCAATCGGATGCGATTCATTAGCTAACTCTTCTTTTGCTGACAGAATCATGCGCGTAACGTCGAAAACTTCACGTAAAGACTTATTGATAAATCCGTGGTTGAAAGCAGCAGCAAGACGGCTTGCGGTATAGTTAATCCCCTCGTTGCGAGCCTCCGCACGAATTTCAGCCAGAAAAGCATCGGTGGCTGGAATTTGCGGCATCCCTCCATCTGTTGCGCAGATATACGCATCAGATAGCTCATCCTGCTCGCCATCAAACACGTAGCAACTCTGTGCGATAAATTTATTCAGCCCCGCATTCTCCGCCGCCAGAGCCGAAAACTTCTCGTGTGCCAACTTAACAGCCGAATCAGCCTGCTTAATTGACTCAATCGCTTTCTGTTGGTCTTCGGCCAGCTTCGCTAAATTAGCCTCCAGTTCGGCTATGCGTTCGTTTAATGCATCTCGTTCATCCAGTAGTGACAGCACGGTTTCTGGCCCGGCCATAATTTTAAAGGCGTGAATCGCATCAATATCAATACCAAGCTCCTTGAGCTTCTTTTCGCTTAATAAATCATCATCACCTGGTAATATTGACAGATGTGTCATCGCTGTAATTGCGCGTTCCGACACGTCACGCAATACCTGATAGTCAATTTCGGTTGTCATATTTTCGTCTCGTTATGGGAGGGGAATTGGTTGTAAGCTGGAATTGCCGGATGTTTACCCGTGTCCGGCGCACGACCTCACGTTGCAGCGTACGAGAATAGACTATTGCTCAGTATCGTTTGATGTCGGCTGAGGACATTCGCCTTGCTCTCACAACAGAGCAAGAAGCATGGACACCCCCTCACGATGTGATGATTGGTGAGTGTCGATCCCTGAATGATTGATGTTGTTAAACTCAAACATCTTGCTCCTGGCAATAGCCTCAACGGTATTCCAGAATACTAATAGTTCTGTTTTCTGCTCTGTTTTATCAGCAACAGGAAGTTTGATATGTTGTTGACATTTATTAATGCAACCATTTTGAATATGTTCCTCGTGCTTTTCATTGTCATAAGCATACAGCCCGACAAAAACATCTCGCACGTTACGGGAAATATTTTCCAGATTCGTCTTTGGTTCCTTTATTAAATTAAGCACCGATAAATGGGCTTTAAGCGTATCCGCAGCTATTTTCTGAATATCCGCTGGTAAATCTTTAAATTGCATAGTATACCCTCCAAGAACTGTGTATTTTCTCGTGAAATATGAGCGATATGTCGTGACGTCCCTGTCACAGATTTCATCACACTGAGAACGTGCCGATGAAGGTTAAGATATCTTCTTCTTCGAAACGCTCTTTCAGCAGGTCACGGAACTCTTTGGCAATTTCTTCTTCCGCAGCTTCAACACGCACGATACGTAGCACCAGAACAGGCTGTTCGCTTGTCAGAATGCTTAATCGCAGCGTGAATTCCCTGTTGCCCAGGCCCTCGTATGGGATGCATTCAAAGCGGAAAGTGGCAGGCATGATTTCTTTGCTTTTAGCCTCCACGGACTCCATGACTGAGCGGCTACCGCTGAAGTTTTGCTCTTCATATTCAGCACTGCGTTTTGCATCGATGGTAAGACGACGGACAGCAGAGATAGCCTGTTTGATATCCAGCACATTACCGTCGCTGTCATAGGCTGTGAGGAAGTCGGCCCAGTCTTCCAGCCATTCAGCGAGAGATTTCTGGAGTTGTTTTTTGCCGTCAACGTCACGCAATGCGCGATATGGTGATGTGGCTTTCAGTTCCAGCAGTGCCTTGTTGTCAGCGTGTCCAGGTTGCTCCAGAGTGCCGATATTGAACACAGTGACTGCTTTCATCGTTTCCGCGTTAATGAAGCAGCGGGAGTGCTCATCGGCATACCCTTTGCTGTATTCAACAAAGTCATCAATACTGGTTGTGGTCATGACTCCACGGAAACGAAAACGTTCTGTCATGAATCGTTCCAGACTTTCGATATTTACATTGTCCGGCAATAACGCAACAGGGCATTCCGTAAGCGGCAAATTTTCACCAGAAAAAGCAGTAGTGGTGAGTTTTACAATTTCTTTAATGGCATTGCTATCTAACTGAGACATGTATATTTACCTTTAATTTATGTATTTAGGGATAATGCGCGAGCGTTTTAAGGCGGGGAATATTCAGCGTAAAACAGCGTCATGTTGGCCCTGTTTATCAAAAAGCTGTCCCTGGTCTTTCTGGAACAAAGTAAGCTCACCACCTTTATTTACAAACATCGGGGTGTTAGTTGTGTCTTCTTCTGATTTACTACCACGCATTGTCGGGCGTGTGAATTTTAGTTTATGGGAAACTGATACGCGATTTTCATCAAGTGAAGATAATTCGAATTCAACACATACCTTTCCTTTTTTGTTTGTGCTGTTTACGCCAAAGGCAACTTCACTTAATACCGCGCCAAGTTTGTTAACAAATACCCCGCCGTCGAGGTCGTTAATGAAAACATTAACATCAGTTTGATGCTGGTTCATATTAATATCTCCGTGTAGAGGTGTGTTAAGGCTTCAGTTGTTCACTGCATTTAAAGCCTGGTTTTGTTTGTGAATTAAAAACTATCGCTGCCGTACTGCCAGTAACCTGGGTCGTCCGTGTGATTCGGGTTTACGTTTTTGCTGCGATTGTCTTTGTCTTTGAGAGTGGAAACCATATTTGCTACCGTTTCTGGTTTCTTTCCTTCAGCTTTTTCTTTCAGTGTCTGCCCTGTTTCTGCAATGAATGGAATGCGGATTTCCATCTGGTAACCGTCTGCGCCAGTCTTTCTGTTTGTGGTTAATACTTTCTGGAGGACGAGTCCGATTTTCTTTCCGTGAAACTCAGGTGCAACATATTTACTGACGGAAACCATATGTTGCGTTAACTGCCCAATTCCTGTGCATCCCATCATGGCGTGAATAATGCTCGCCCCAAATTTATTTTCAGTACCGTCATTCTTCTGAACACAAACACTGAGATATTGGATTTTCCGTCCGTCGTCGGATTCTCCAGAAAACTCAATGAATCGGGCACCTTTTTCTGATTGCTTGAGTTCTGCTTCGGTGATGTTAATGATATGCGCACCCGTTTCGGTAATAAAACTACCTTGTCCGGCGGTCAGTGCTGATTCTTCGTTATAAGTAAAAATCACTTCATCCATTAGTTATTAACCCCCCATTGTTCTCCAAATACAAAACCAATTTCCGCCAGTGCTTCGTCCATTTTGTCGATGAACTCCGGCACCATCTCATCAAAACTCGCCATGTACTTTTCATCCCGCTCGACCACGACATAATGCAGGCCTTCACGCTTCATGCGTGGGTCGTAGTTGGCGAAGTACCAGGCGTCCTTGTCTGTAACCCACATGCTGAATTGCACCTGGGCCATGTAAGCAGGCTTGATAGCGTCAAAGCCGCCAAGCCGGAATTTCATGAAGTCGCGGGAAGTAAAAGGGCATTTAAGCTCAAGACCGTTACCGTCGCTGCATAAACCGTCGGGAGAGCAGGCGGTGCGCATGCTTTCGTCACGAAAAATTATTGGCGTTTCCGAGACGGTAACATCCGCGATAAATTCGAAGAGGGCACGGGCATCATCTTCGTATTGCTTTCCCCATGCGAGCGACTTAGCGTTAACTTCCGGTGCCACGCCAGTACAAACTTCAGCCAGCAGGGTGTGGAAGTATGACATTTTTGTATCAGGCCATTTGCTGCCGGAACGTGGCTTTGCTATCACATTGTGAACTTCTGAAGCAGTGATAACACCGAGTCTCAGCTTGTGCCATCCATCATCGCCCTGGTCGAGGCTGGTAATATCCACGCCAGTTCGCTGGAGAATAATTTCTGGTGTCATGACACGGCCTCGCTGTTATTTTCCGTGGTGGCGTGAATTTTCGCTTCCGCCGTGGCCTTGTTTCTGGCAGCTTTCTTTTTGACAAAATCAAGCGTTTTGACAGCTTCTTCCTGACTGAGATATTCATGTGATGCAATCGTGCGACGGAATGTTTTGGAACATAAGGGAAGCAGGTCATCCCATGTCTTGTTAATTTCGGTGATTGCCTGAGTGATCTCATTGATAATCTCATCTGATGCGGGAGTGACGTCACGCTCAGGGATGTGATCAGCATTCAGGATGATACCTTCACCGCCCTGAGTGTTCAGGTAGTCGATAGCTGTATCCAGGCGATCGCGACGGGGCCAGTATTTGCTGGCGCGCTTAACAATGGCTTTTCTGGCCATTTCATCGGGGAAACTATCCCACGGGCTACTTCCTCCGTTATTTCCGGCTTTGCTGCACGCCCTGATGACCTCGATTTCCCTGTTGCTCATCTCTTCGGTCAGATAGTCGCCTTCGGATGTTTTTACGACACAATAACCGCCAATGCGTGCGCCCCTGTCTACGAAGGGGTTGTATTTGTGCGTGGGGGCGCAGTCAATACCGTTGGACTCGTAAATGTCCTTCTCGTAAACAAGTTTGCATTGCCCCCACTGAATGGCTCCTGTGACCTGTGCCAGATGCAGAAGCCCCATATAACTGATATCCAGGCATACAGCCTTTTTTCGTGGGACCAGATACGCCAGCTTGCTGGCCGGGTTCAGGGTTATGCCGATGGCGGCAACATTGATGATAGCGTTCTGTGCGCTGGGCAGATTTGCCCTTGCTGTGTCAGCCAGAAAGGCATTTTTCTGGAATTGCTGAATTGCAAACTGACTTTCCTTCGCCCATGTCAGCGTCGGTTCAGTTAATGCCTCGCAGAAAAAGCGCTCCTGCTGCTTAACAAATTCAACGATATCGAACATTTTTTGGTCCTGAAAATCAGAAAGGACAGGGGGAGAATTTTCTCTCCCATTCTTCTTCCGCCCGAGCATAGGCGATCGCTGAGATATAATCGTTGTACGCCTCTTCAGCTTTTTCGCCAGTGAGTGCTAGTTGGGCTTCTTTGGGTAAAAAAAGGCTGCTCATAAGCAATGGTTTATCGGGGAACATGCTGATAAGCTCCTGCGCCCGATCATCAATCCATTTATCCTTTTCATCCTGAATTTGCTGATTAATCCAGCGACGCTCCTCTATGCGGTCGCAGGTGAGGTATGCGTTCATGGCGGAACTCCTGATTCCGGTTAATGCATTAAATTAATTTGTCGGGAAAGCTGACATACAGGGCAGTTACATTCTTCCTCCTGCTCCTTAGCGAAGAAATATGCAGCGGCCTGTAATGCGATATCTTCTGGATGTTCCGCGATAAACATAACATTGCCTTCCGTATCAATAACAGAAATAGCCTCATCAGACAGGACGACAAAATAGGCGATGATTTTATCATCCATAAAAACTTCTCCCATTATCGTTCCTGCTGGAGTTACGACGCTTTTTACATTGATATTTATTTTTTGATTGAGCATGATATTTCCCTTCAGGCTGGTGAGATTAACGGTTGGCCTTTATTGTTCAGGTAAACTTCTATTGCATCTGAGATAATGCGAATTTTTTCAATCAGTGAATGTGCGTAAAGTGCATTATTAACGTTCGCTGACGCCATGTAATAACGCCCGTTGTAAAGAATTGCTGTGCCGGGTTTAACGTCCTCGCGAGAAACTAATGCGGTTCCGTAGTGAGGTTTGAGCATGACAAATCCTCCGGTTAATTAATCCAGATATTTAATTTAATCCCCGATATGTGGTCGGGGATGGGGTTAATTAAAGATTTACGTTGAAACCAAAGCGGGAAGACTTTTCTGATGTACGGGAAATATCCAGCAATTTACGGCGCATTTCTTCCGTCAGATGCTTGAAGGCGTTAAATTCGGCGACAGCGGCGTCAACGTTATAGCCTTTGCTGTGTAGCTCATTGAGGATGCGCATAGTTGGGCTTGGCATATCGAAGAGCACGGAAGCATCAAGGCTGATAACCTTGCGATCAACATAGTTCATCGTGGCGTAGGGGTGATGCTCTGAAAACCACGACAAAGGGAAATTGATATTCATCGCAGGAGAAGACAGGGCCAGTTGTTTCTGTTCCCATAGTTGTTTTTCCATGCGATCGAATTCAGCAATGTAGGCTTCCTTGAATGCAGCTGCTTTTTTGCCGGTGAAGCCCATCACCAGAAAAACGAAGCCGTTTTTGGTGATTTGGTACATTGGGCGTTGTTCGCCTTTGGCGTCGGTGTAGGTAACGTCCTCAAAATTGAGGGCGTTAAATTTCTCTGAGCATTCAATATTTGCAATGGCGCGCAATACGTTATCGTGTCGCTTGCAAAAATATTCGGCAACGGCAAAGGACGTAGTAACAGCGCGACCATTGGAAATGGTGATTTCAGGTTGAGAAAGGACTGGGATAGTAGCCATAATGGCAGCCTCCTTGATTGGTGATTGATAACCACCGCTGGAGGTAGCAAGCTCGCTGGCGGTGGACTGTACAGGGTTGCTACAACTGGCAATCAAGGGAACCAGCCCGACCGAAGTCGGCCCCATACAGCCCACCATTGATAAGATGTGCGTGTATGTCGATACAAAAAAAGACGCTGGCGCGTCTGTATCGCCTCGATTGTCAGCGGGGTAGCAATCCCGACACCCGTTTTATGAGGTGTTCGCCAAATATAGCCCCGACATCACACGCAGTCAATACCGTTCTTTCTCAGAAACGCTTTGGCGGTGCCGCCTGCACCCCAAAACATTCCCTGTATTGGTCAGCGCCAACTTCCTGCCAGTGTTGCCCGTTCTCACGCCGTTCTCGCTCTCGCGCGGGGATACTCTCTCATCGACCGGATCGCACCCGATGATACAGCACGTTTACGTGTAGGGGTCTAAACAGGTCATTGACGCTGTAAAGCTCCAGATTGTTAAAGAGCATTTTGCGGCGGGTTAAGTCGCGCCGTACGACTGATTTATGTAGCCCTGTGTAAGGGCGCGATGTTTCTGGCTTGAAATAAATATAACTTGCGGTGATTTTCATGTAAATACCGTTGGTGCTTTTTAAGGGCGAGAAATTATTACTTAACTGATTTTTAAAGTGATTTATTTTTTAAGGGGGCAGATAACAGGAGGGGATATGCAAAGAAAAACCCGGCGCATGGGCCGGGCTATTTATCTGGTCCTGTTCTCATTCAGTAGAGTAGGGGCCAAGAAATCGCACTCCGTTGAAGTGAATAAGATGAGAAGGTGCATCAGCCACCCATACCTCTGTTTCCCATGCGATTTCACCAAGATATCGCCCCATGATGGAGCGATTTGGAAAAGCGGTCACATAGACAAGTCCGGCTGTTGATCCGGCAAACAGCCTGGCAAGCTCAGCATGCCGCTTCCCATCAACCGGTCCATGACTGGTGACAGACTCAACCAGTAGCAGCCAGTTTTTCGCAGTAAAATGTAGCACCACATCTGGCATTTTACCGTGTGAATCCACATCAACACCTAGCCCGGCCAGCAGTGGAGCGTCGAAGTAGCCCCACTTTTCGCCAGTGTCGCCAGCATAGACCAGCACGCTACCCGGAGCAAAACGTGGGGCGAAGTCCTCTATTATGGCACGGATAAGTTCGCTGTGCTCGCCGGGACTGAGGGTTATTTGCTGGCCCGCAGCAATTTCAACAGGGATACGATTCTGTTCGCGCTCCTTAGCATAGCGGGTAACCAGCGTTTCACGCTCGGCTAAATAGGTTGCAAGGCTATCGTGCCATGCCGGGCTGCCGAAAGTGCGTAGCATGGACAGAGCAGCAGGTTCGATCTGATAAACAGCCTTCGGGCTGTTCACTGGGCGATCGGGCTTGTCCGGATTGTAGAGGGCTACTCCAGCAGCGCAGAACTGATGCATAGACTGGCGGCGGAATGTCTCACGAGTATTGGGTGCGTAGACCTTGCCGTAGTGCTCCCGAACCCAATTCATGATTGGTGTAATGCCCACAAGCGGATTTTCCGCGTCGGCCCATGCTTTTCCCGGTGTGAGGTTCAGGAGTGCCAGCAAACACAAAGCAGAACGCTCATTCTGCTGCGCTCTGGGCAGGCCTAAGGATGCTATAATTTGCTGAGCGGCCTCAATATAATCATTTTGGTTGTTCATGCAGTCAGAGCTCCTAGCTTAGCGTCAATATGTTCTTGCGTGAGAGTTTCTTGTTGCATAGCCCACTTGCCAAGCTCTATCAGAGTGTCACGGCTTGGGTACTTAATCATCTTGAGGTCGGTTGCATTGACCTGTGTATGCCCGTTGAAGCGACGGAAATACTTATCCACTGCGGTAGTGTTCAGGAACACGGCCAAGCCACGGGCCAGCGCCTCGGGTAACCCATGTTTGTTCTCATGAAACACGTTCATGTGATTTTCAAATCCCAACACTGAATACTCACTGAAGGTAGCAGGATCAACGACGCTTGCTACCACTCGGCGCTTTTCCTCCTTCGACGAGAAACGACGCACCACACAATAAAAACCGTTCGGGTAAAGCCACTTTTCTGTCTCGTCGTTGCGCATGATTGCGTTGGGTTTCTTCAAACCTTCCACAGGCCAGACAGTGCTACTCATACTCAAATGGCTCGGGTAGATCAGGGGAACAGTTCCTTCTTCTGGCATGCTGCGCAAATGAGCTTTCAGTCGGAAATCAACTATCGGTCCGGTCGATACCTTCACGCCAATATCAGCCAGCGAACATTGTACGGCAGATGATAACTCAATGGTGCTTTTCTCGAGCGTGGTCGGCACATGAATAAACCGCTCCGAATCGTCCGGGTACACAATCTGGTCAAATGGGTGTTCGTAGGTGACTAGGTCAAAAAAGCTATCATCGGTCGAAGTTGTGACTGTAACAGCCTCCTGACGGCCTCCACGCTCCAGGCGGATGATAATATTTTCCTGCAACACATCGTCATCCCTGAAAGCTTTGCTACGTGATTCGAACAAATGAATATGGCGGATTGCTGCCCGCTCAAGTATGAAATTACGGAACGGACGGTAATACGGTCCGTTGCAGAAACTACGTGGGATTATGGCCACTATCTGCCCGCCAGGTGCAACCTCACCTACAGCCAGTGCAACAAAGGCGGAATACAGATTTACCGTCTCGATACCGACAGTGCGAAGAGCCTGCCGGTGGGCTGACTGGCTATTGATCTTCTTGTAAGGCGGATTAAGTATTGCATGGGTATAACCTCGATCCTGTAGACCTTCGGCGGTTGCCAGCTCAATATAATCCCCTTCGATGATGCGGGGCGTCACTCTCCTGTACCCGGTTAAGTGCTTCGCAAGGTGACCACACAGCTTTTTGTCGATTTCGTAGGCTGTTGCCTCGACAGACTCAAAGCCAAACTCGCCAACCAGCCAACGGTCGAGGAAGGCGCAAGACAGTGCGCCTAAACCAGCGCCTGCGTCCAGTAGACGGCAAGTTTTCATTGTGCTCGGTGGAAACAAGGAGGCCATAAAACGGGCCACGCCAGAAGGCGTCATGAACTGGCCGAACTCTGCTTTGTGTTTACGCGCGGTACGGGGAGACAGCTCGCGACGCACGCTGTCTGCGACGTCTAGCTTTTGAAGCATAACTAATCCTCTTTACGTGGCATGATGATGCCAACGTGCTTTTGACATCCTCCACATTCTTCAGGCGTGAAGGATGTCAAATCACTCTGTGAGCTCAATCAAAAGTCTCATCATTCCACTGCGATTTGATGACCTTTCCGACAAACTGGCAGTTTTCGTTACACTCAATCATGTCGAATCGTGGGTTGAGCGGCTCCAGGTACGCTTTACCGCTCTCACGAATGAATCGTTTGAAGGTAAATTCATCGCCGTTCATTCGGGCCACGCAAAAATCGCCATCCTCGATTTCCCGTTCAGGGTCAACGAGTATCAGCATACCTTCAGGGAAGCTGGGTTTACCACCCTGCGGTGCGGTCATTGAATGCCCCTTGACCTCCAGCCAGAACGACCTGTCACTGGCTTTTGTGGTGGTGGAGATCCATTTAATCGCATCTTTTGCGGTGTACGAAATATCATCCATTGAGAATGCGCCAGCTTGTACGCAGGAGAGTAACGGATATTCGTAAGCGGGGACACGAGTTAATGGCTCTTCAATTGCGAGCGCCATTTCTGCAATAGATTTTGCCAGGCTGGGACTGAAATCTCCGACCTTTACATTCAGTATCTTAGCAAGCTGTGCTGCGTGGCTGGCATTTATGGCGTTGATGCCAGCCATTAGCTGATTAACAGCGCTTTGGGTAACACCTAATTCATAGGCTAATGATTCCTGCGACAGGCCTAACTCTTTCTTTTTAGCGTTAAAAATACTTTTCAGACGCTTGGCGTCTTCCAGTTGCTCAGGGGTTAACGGTTTCTTTTTCATGTTCATACCATATCACCTTTGGTTATATGTAATGAAATATCTGCGGTGTTGACATTTTAATAACTGTGCGTAATGATATGGGCATTTTGAAGGAGTCAGTTATGGCGATGAAAAAAGAGACCCTGGCTGATTACGTATACAGGTTCGGCCAAAAGAAAGCCGCTAAGGACTTTGGCGTGGCGCAGAGTGCAATCAGTAAAGCGCTTCTCGTCGGACGAGAAATATACGTCAAAACCTTTGATGACGGCACAGTTGAGGCGGAAGAGGTTCGTCCGTTCCCTGCGTTCGTAAGAGGCGATGATTAATCCTGGACACACAGCCCATCGGAGGTGTGAGTGAACAGGCAAATCAAAACGGTTATGCCCGAGCAGTACTGTGATGCTGATCGGGACTGGATACAGGAGCAATTGTTACAGCTAGACCCGACCACCCGGGTAAAAATTGCAGCAGAGTACGCGAGAGTGTACCAGGAAGAGTGGGACAAGGAGCCTGTATCGTTCAGGAAGGGCAACAGGGCAAGACGGAGCGCCAACACCCGGTTACGGGTGTATGTCCAGAAGTACGCGAGAGCCAGCCGTGGCTGGATGCTTTCGCCAGTAGCGGTACGGAAGTTTCCCCCGACACCATGATGGCGGTTAGTTGCGCTAGAGATAATTTCAAGTGCAACTAATTTCCTGAAAGGAAGCGAGGAGGGGGTAAGGGGGTGGAGTCGTTGGTAAGGCCTGTATCCCTTGGCCTAGGCCAGAAGGCAGGTACATAGGTTAGGTAGATCACTGTATAAGCGCGCGATAGTTTCTGGTGAAATGATTATCGAGCTAACTATTGAGTGATAAACTATGTCGGCAGCAACCAAATCGGCACTGATCCGTACACTGAGCACTGTACCACTGAGAACAGAGGAGCGTTACAGCTTTCTGGCTGATGTTGTAACGATCCTTGAGTCACAGGGGATGCATGTGGCAAGCAATGTCACAGTAAGAATCGATGGCAGAAATTTCCGTGTTGATATTCTCGCAACAGCAAAAACTGGTGGGAGTGTGGCTATCGAGATCGATCGTAGCTCTCCGCGACCCCGCTCAGTCATGAAATTGCGTGAATTGGCACGTCGTGGCACTGAAGGCTTTGTGTTGCTTCGAATGCCAAAGAAACTGACCAGTTATAGCGATGCTGGGATCGATATCATCCCGGCGAATGGCAAGGGGGCGTCATGCTGAAAATCACCCCAAACTTTGCTCAGGAGCGCGGTTTAAACCAGCTGCGGCACCAGTGGAAACAGCATCGCACGTACCTGATGTATGCACCCACTGGCTCTGGCAAAACTGGTCTTGCAGCATTCGTCACTGCCGGAATGGTTGAACGTGGTATGCGGGTGATGTTTGTCTGTCCGTACACCATCCTGCTGAACCAGACAGCGGAACGTTTCACCGAATACGGTTTGCCGTGGGAAGAAATCAGTTTTGTATGGCGTGATCACCCTAACTATGACCCGTCACGACTGATTCAGATTGCCAGTGCCGACACGCTGATCCGTCGTGAGTTTCCTGACAACATCGATCTGCTGATCATCGATGAAGCACACATGAAGCGTCGTGCGTTACTTGAGGTTATCCGGGACAAAGATATCAGGGTTCTTGGGCTTTCCGGCACCCCGTTCGCAGCCTGGATGGGGAAGTACTACGAATGCCTGATCAAGCCTACAACGATTCGTGAACTTATTCAGCGTGGTGATCTGAGCGATTATGAGTTTTTTGCCCCCTCAATGCCTGATCTGGCTGGCGTAAAAACCAGTAACACCGTATTTGGACGGGATTACAACGAGGAACAGCTCGCATCCATCATGGGGAGTTCGGATCTGGTTGGCGATATCGTCAGCAACTGGCTTGAGAATGGCGAGGATTTACCGACGATCTGCTTCTGCGTGAATGTGGCTCATGCGAACTTTGTTACCCGTGAGTTTTTACAGTCTGGCATTGGCGCAGAGGTGATGACGGCAGATACCCCCCATGATGAACGACAGGACATCATTCGCCGTTTTGAAGAGGGTGCGACCAAAATAATTGTCAACGTTGGCGTACTGGTTGCGGGATTTGACAGCGATGTTCGCTGCCTGATCTACGCCCGTCCGACCAAATCAGAAATCCGCTGGTTGCAGTGCATCGGGAGAGCGTTACGTACTGCGTCTGGTAAAAAACGCGCATTGATTTTCGACCATTCCGGCACGGTTCATCGGCTGGGCTTCCCCGAGGATATCGAGTATGACGAACTTCCGGGAAAAAATGACGGAATGAAAGCGTCTGCTGGCGGGAGTGAGGTTAAGGCTGAGAAACTTCCCAGGGAATGCCCCAAATGCCACTTCATGAAGCCTGCTGGCGTGCATATGTGTCCCAAATGTGGATTTCGTCCTCTTGGTGGTGATGACGTGGCGACAGATCGCGATCGTAAGCTTTCACGCGTCAACAAAGGGAAACGCGAATACACCCGTGAGGAAAAACAGCGTTGGTGGAGCGAGATCAAGGGGTATCAGAATTACCGCAACGCGACAGGTAAGCCACTGAGTGACGGATGGTGTGCTCATACCTACAAGGAGAAGTTCGGGGTTTGGCCTAAAGGCTTCAGTAATGCGCCGCTGCAAACCTCAGTTGAAGTGTACAACTTCATCAAGTCAAAGACCATTGCCTATGCCAAAGGGCGCAAGAAAGCCATGACAGGAGGCCAGCATGCGAACTAGAGATGCAGCCGTGGGGCACTGGAGCCGGATTTTTGAATATTACGGCATGCCTCCTGTTACTGGTGTGAAACATTACAACGGACCCTGCCCGATATGTGGTGCCAGAGGTAAATTTCGCTGTGATGATAAGGATGGTTCCGGTTCATGGATTTGCGTCTGTGGTCACGGGGACGGGATGAATCTGTTGCAACTTGCCACGGGTAAGCCCTGGGTGACGTTGTGTGATGAAATCGATCGGCTGATCGGAAATACCTGGAAGAGGGAGAAAGTCAGCCAGCCTGTAACAGAGATAAGCAGAAAGCGGGAGCTGGTCATAGATAAGTTTGCCGGACTCCCGTGTCTGCGGGGTACAACAGGTGAGGCGTACCTGCAGGGGAGGGGAATACTCCAGTTACCGACCGAATCCGTGCGTTTTTGTGACCGTCAGATCGCCAGCGGGCGCGAATATCAGGCAATTTACGCCATTGCAACAGATGACAAAGGTTCTCTTTGCTATCTGCATCGTACGTTGCTGGATGGTGATCGCAAGGCGAATGTAGAGGCGGCTAAAAAAATGACCGCGCTACAGGAGTTGCCTGGTTTGCAGCATGCCAAATCGGTGGCAATACGCCTGTATCCGGTGTCGTCCACTCTGGGGATAGCCGAGGGTATCGAAACTGCGCTTTCATGCCGTCAAATCTTCCGCTGCAATGTGTGGTCAACAATGAACTCCGGTTTTATGGAGAAGTTCATTGCGCCACCTGGCGTTAATCACCTGATTATCTTTGCTGACAATGATGCGCACGGCGCAGGTCTGGCGGCTGCCTTTAAATGTGGGCATAAGAATCTCATGAGTTGCAATGACGTTGAGAAAGTCAGCATTCGCTGGCCTGACTTGCCGGATTTTAACGACATGCTCATTCAGGGGTGTGAAGCCCGTGAACATGTGTTGACGCGCAAATTCAAAGCGGAGGCTGCCTGATGGAAATAGAGATGATCAAGGCGGCTAATGGCGTATTTGTACCGGCGTATGAGCGCGATTTACCCCGACTGGCAAAATTTAAAAACGGTGAGCTGTATACACTGGAAGCAAAACTTACCCGTAACCCATCTTTTCACCGGAAGATGTTCGCTTTTCTTAATTTCTGCTTTCAGTACTGGTGCGCTGAACATGCTGGATACGAATTCTCTGATGAAGCGACGCAGTTTGATGAGTTTCGTAAAAATCTGACAATTCTTGCCGGGTTCTATGATGTGGTCACAACCATAAGAGGCGAGGTGAGATATCGGGCAAAAAGCCTGAGTTACGCGAATATGGATCAGGATGAGTTTGAACGTTGCTACAACGCAATGATTAATGCCGCGTTAAAACATGTGTTCGGGCGCTCAAACAATCCTGAACTGAATAACCGCCTGCTGTCGTTTTTCTGAGGTGATGATGAAGCAACGTAAACCAAAAAAATGCAAAGTGTGCGGCTCCTCGTTTGTGCCGTTCCGCTCATATCAGAAAGTTTGCTGTGGTCAGTGCGCACTGGAACTGGTCAGAAAAGAAAAGGCGATAGCTTCAGCAAAAGAGCAGGCAGACAAGCTGAAAGCGCGCAGGAGGGACTTACAGCCCCGCAGTTACTGGATTAAGCAGGCACAACAGGCTGTGAATGCTTATATCAGGGAGCGGGACCGTCATTTGCCGTGTGTTTCATGCGGGACGTTCGATTCAGCCCAGTGGGATGCAGGCCATTACCGTACAACAGCTGCGGCACCTCAGCTCAGATTTGATGAACGCAATATCCATAAGCAATGCGTGGTGTGTAACCAGTACAAAAGCGGAAATCTCGTTCCGTATCGTGTCGAACTGATTAACCGCATCGGGCAGGAAGCAGTAGACGAAATCGAATCAAACCATAGTCGCCACCGCTGGACTGTCGAAGAGTGCAAGGCGATCAAGGCAGAGTATCAACAGAAACTTAAAGACCTGCGAAACAGCAGAAGTGAGGCCGCATGACGTTCACCGTAAAAACCATTCCTGACATGCTTGTTGAGGCATATGGAAATCAGACCGAAGTGGCCCGAATACTGAACTGCAATCGTGCCACAGTCAGAAAATACATTGGCGATAAAGAAGGGAAAAGACACGCTATCGTCAACGGTGTTCTTATGGTTCACCGCGGATGGGGTAAAGATACTGATGCGTGATATCCGGCAGGTTCTTGAGCGCTGGGGGGCATGGGCGGCAAATAACCATGAGGATGTTACATGGTCGCCCATTGCTGCCGGATTTAAGAGGCTGATCCCCGAAAAAGTAAAATCACGTCCACAGTGTTGTGACGATGACGCGATGATTATATGCGGGTGTATGGCTCGCCTTAACAGGAACAACAGCGATCTGCATGACTTGCTGGTTGATTATTACGTGTTGGGGGAGACGTTCATGGCGCTGGCACGGAAACATGGGTGCTCTGACACCTGTATAGGTAAACGCCTTCACAAAGCGGAGGGGATTGTTGAAGGCATGCTGATGATGCTGGGAGTGAGGCTTGAGATGGATCGGTATGTTGAGCGTGAATTGCCGGGAGGGAGAACCTCTGTATTTTATCAGCGAAAAAATAGTTTACGATCGTAAAAATCTGCATATCATGATAAGAGTGGTTACATTGCCACGCTGCTTAACCCGCCGATGCGCGGGTTTTTTTGTACCCAGAATCCTGTGAGCTATACGGAAAGTACACAGAAAGGAAGGTGCGACCACAATTAATAACAAAATCTTAAAAATCGCACATGGCACTATTAGTTTTCTAAATATTGTGTATTTTTTGTATTGCAGGATGACCCTGTAACGAAGTTTGCGTAACAGCATTTTGCTCTACGAGTTTGCCAGCCTCCCCCAGTGGCTGGCTTTTTTATGTCCGTAGCGTCAAAGCAGCAATGTCGCTGGGGCGTCGTGCAATTGGCGTTGAGCTGGAGACTGAACGTTTTGAGCAGACGGTCAGGGAAGTTCAGGATTTAGTCAGTCAGAACGGATGATATTGCAGGATTAGTTACGTACCGTTATTATCCTGCGCCCGGCCCTTTAGCTCAGTGGTGAGAGCGAGCGACTCATAATCGCCAGGTCGCTGGTTCAAATCCAGCAAGGGCCACCATATCACATACCGCCATTAGCTCATCGGGACAGAGCGCCAGCCTTCGAAGCTGGCTGCGCGGGGTTCGAGTCCTCGATGGCGGTCCATTATCTGCATTATGCGTTGTTAGCTCAGCCGGACAGAGCAATTGCCTTCTGAGCAATCGGTCACTGGTTCGAATCCAGTACAACGCGCCATATTTATTTACCAGGCTCGCTTTTGCGGGCCTTTTTTATATCTGCGCCGGGTCTGGTGCTGATTACTTCAGCCAAAAGGAACACCTGTATATGAAGTGTATATTATTTAAATGGGTACTGTGCCTGTTACTGGGTTTTTCTTCGGTATCCTATTCCCGGGAGTTTACGATAGACTTTTCGACCCAACAAAGTTATGTCTCTTCGTTAAATAGTATACGGACAGAGATATCGACCCCTCTTGAACATATATCTCAGGGGACCACATCGGTGTCTGTTATTAACCACACCCCACCGGGCAGTTATTTTGCTGTGGATATACGAGGGCTTGATGTCTATCAGGCGCGTTTTGACCATCTTCGTCTGATTATTGAGCAAAATAATTTATATGTGGCCGGGTTCGTTAATACGGCAACAAATACTTTCTACCGTTTTTCAGATTTTACACATATATCAGTGCCCGGTGTGACAACGGTTTCCATGACAACGGACAGCAGTTATACCACTCTGCAACGTGTCGCAGCGCTGGAACGTTCCGGAATGCAAATCAGTCGTCACTCACTGGTTTCATCATATCTGGCGTTAATGGAGTTCAGTGGTAATACAATGACCAGAGATGCATCCAGAGCAGTTCTGCGTTTTGTCACTGTCACAGCAGAAGCCTTACGCTTCAGGCAGATACAGAGAGAATTTCGTCAGGCACTGTCTGAAACTGCTCCTGTGTATACGATGACGCCGGGAGACGTGGACCTCACTCTGAACTGGGGGCGAATCAGCAATGTGCTTCCGGAGTATCGGGGAGAGGATGGTGTCAGAGTGGGGAGAATATCCTTTAATAATATATCAGCGATACTGGGGACTGTGGCCGTTATACTGAATTGCCATCATCAGGGGGCGCGTTCTGTTCGCGCCGTGAATGAAGAGAGTCAACCAGAATGTCAGATAACTGGCGACAGGCCCGTTATAAAAATAAACAATACATTATGGGAAAGTAATACAGCTGCAGCGTTTCTGAACAGAAAGTCACAGTTTTTATATACAACGGGTAAATAAAGGAGTTAAGCATGAAGAAGATGTTTATGGCGGTTTTATTTGCATTAGCTTCTGTTAATGCAATGGCGGCGGATTGTGCTAAAGGTAAAATTGAGTTTTCCAAGTATAATGAGGATGACACATTTACAGTGAAGGTTGACGGGAAAGAATACTGGACCAGTCGCTGGAATCTGCAACCGTTACTGCAAAGTGCTCAGTTGACAGGAATGACTGTCACAATCAAATCCAGTACCTGTGAATCAGGCTCCGGATTTGCTGAAGTGCAGTTTAATAATGACTGAGGCATAACCTGATTCGTGGTATGTGGGTAACAAGTGTAATCTGTGTCACAATTCAGTCAGTTGACAGTTGCCTGTCAGACTGAGCATTTGTTAAAAAAATTTCGCATGGTGAATCCCCCTGTGTGGAGGGGCGACTGGTGAAAAATCCTTGCTTGTGATTCATTATCGACACGGGTTCGGTGGTACCAGGCCGAACTCACCGGGAGGCACCCGGCACCATGCAGTATACAGAGATTAGGCATATACCAAGGCCTCTCATAGCAGGGGCCTTTTTACATGTAAAAAAGCCCGAGTGGGTTCGGGCAATTGCATGAGATACTCGTTTTAATAATCGAAAGCATTTTAACCAGGATTCATAAGGCTGCGCAACTGCGCGGCCTTTTTCGTATTTCGGGCTGTAGTCTTCCTTCTGCCATTGTCCTGTAACTTCCGGACTTCAGCCCGCTCCTCATCTGACTCACACATTATCCCGACCGGGAGGATTCATGGCATTTAAACACTATGACGTGGTCAGGGCGGCGTCGCCGTCAGACCTTGCGGAACGAATAACTCAAAAACTGAAGGAAGGGTGGCAGCCTTATGGTAGTGCGCTGATTTCGACAGCTGGTTATGGTGCGGAGTTCATCCAGCCAGTTGTGAGTGAGGGGAGCATCTCATCACCAGAGGAGCCAGGCAACCGTCCGACGACCTCAGCGCCTTCTGTTGCGCCAGAATATTACTATGTGATCGCGCTTGCTGGTCAGTCCAATGGTATGTCATACGGTGAGGGACTGCCATTACCGGATACATTCGACAGTCCTGATCCACGAATTAAACAGTTAGCGCGTCGCAGTACGGTGACACCGGGAGGTGCCGCCTGTAAGTATAACGACATCATTCCGGCGGACCATTGTCTGCATGATGTGCAGGACATGAGCCGCCTTAACCATCCGAAAGCGGACCTGTCAAAGGGGCAGTACGGAACCGTGGGGCAAGGGCTGCATATCGCCAAAAAATTGCTGCCGTTTATACCGGCGAATGCGGGCATTCTGCTGGTTCCGTGCTGTCGTGGTGGTTCAGCGTTCACCACCGGAGCCGATGGCACATACAGTGACGCGAGTGGTGCCTCGGAGAATTCAACCCGCTGGGGTGTGGACAAGCCGCTGTATAAGGACCTTATCGGTCGAACAAAAGCAGCACTGAAGAAGAATCCGAAAAATGTGCTGTTTGCCGTGGTGTGGATGCAGGGGGAATTTGATTTTGGCGGTACGCCGGTAAATCACGCAGCACAGTTTGGTGCGCTGGTTGATAAATTCCGTGCAGACCTGGCGGATATGGCAGGTCAGTGCGTCGGTGGCTCTGCTGGCGGTGTTCCCTGGATATGCGGGGACACGACGTATTTCTGGAAGCAGAAGAACGAATCCACGTACCAGACGGTGTACGGCAGCTACAAAAACAAAACGGAAAAGAATATCCATTTCGTACCGTTCATGACGGATGAGAACGGGGTGAATGTGCCGACGAACAAACCGGAAGAAGACCCGGACATTCCGGGTATCGGATATTACGGTTCGAAATGGCGTGACAGCTCAGCCACCTGGACGTCACAGGACAGGGCGAGCCATTTCAGTTCATGGGCTCGCCGCGGGATTATTTCCGACCGTCTGGCAACGGCGATTTTGCGCCATGCGGGAAGAGTGGCGCTAAACGCGGGGGCATCATCGACAGTATCAGAGGTGCGCCCGTCATCGCCTTCCGGTGCAGAAGCCACAGGCGTCACAACACTGCTCTCTTACCTTGCCAGCGAGTCAGAGGGAAGCCTGAAAGTACAGGGATGGTCAGCCAGTGGCGGCAGGGCAGAAGTGGTCAGCGATGCGGAGGGAACCGGAGGTAAGGCAGTGAAGCTGACCAAGGAAGCCGGTAAAAGCAGCTGGGTGCTGGAGTACGCCGCGGGCAACGGTGCGGCTCTGTTACAGAAAGGGGGGCAGATTCGCTGCCGCTTTAAGGTTTCGGGAGCGCTGGCTGCGAACCAGTATGTTATGGCGTTTTACTGGCCGGTATCTTCACTGCCACAGGGCGTTGCCCTGACCGGAGACGGGGGGAATAACCTGCTGGCAGCGTTCTACATCCAGACAGATGCAAAAGACCTGAATGTGATGTACCACAATGCGAAAGTAGCGACAAACAACCTGAAACTGGGAACCTTTGGCGCATTTGATAACGAATGGCATATGCTGGCTTTCCGCTTTGCCGGGAATAACAGCCTTCAGGTGACGCCGGTTATTGATGGTCAGGATGGCACACCGTTCACGCTGACGCAGTCACCGGTCAGTGCATTTGCGGCGGATAAACTGCATGTGACAGACATTACCAGGAATGCGACTTACCCGGTGCTGATTGACAGCATTGCGGTGGAAGTGAACAACGCGGATGCCGCGGCATGATAAAAAAAGCCGCCAGTTGCCTGAGACCTCTGGCGGTGTGAGATTCATGGAGAATCAAGGAAAGATACTACCACTTTCGTCATCGGCATTTTTAAATGAAAACTGTTTACTTAGTCAACCATAACGGTAAGAAATTATGACATTTCTGAACCAGTTAATGCTGTACTTCTGTACGGTGGTCTGTGTGCTGTATCTCCTTTCGGGTGGGTACAGGGCCATGCGTGACTTCTGGCGCAGACAGATTGACAAAAGGGCCGCTGAGAAAATCAGCGCCAGTCAGTCAGCCGGAAGCAAACCCGAAGAGCCGCTCATTTAGCGGCAACTTTCTTAATCACATCTTTCGACGAGAAAATCCCATGTCAGAAATTACATCCCTGGTCACTGCTGAAGCAGTGAAGGAAGTCCTGCGCTCTGAAGAAGTCCGGAGCGCACTGAAACAGAAACTTCGCCATAACCTGGAAGCGCGTCTTGATGCAGAAGTGGATGCCATTCTGGATGAACTGCTGGGCGCACCGGCAGCTCCGGAGCCGGAAGGCATCGCGGGTGAGGGGAGTGCTTCAGATAGCGGTGACCCCACACCGGACAGCGACATGATGATGTAAGCATGCGTCAGGGACCATCGGTGTGTGCCGGTGGTCTTTTTTATTGTTGTGAGCTTCCGGATTGCGGGAGGCGGGGTATGAACCAGATGGAAAAAATCACAACAGGTGTGTCATACACCACGTCAGCGGTGGGAACGGGCTACTGGTTCCTGCAGTTGCTGGACAGGGTTTCCCCGTCTCAGTGGGCGGCAATAGGCGTGCTGGGGAGTCTGCTGTTTGGTCTGCTGACGTACCTGACGAACCTGTATTTCAAAATCAGAGAGGACAGGCGTAAGGCGGCACGGGGAGAGTAAGCTGATGAGCAGGAAACTCCGCTATGGTTTATCGGCTGCCGTTCTGGCGCTGATTGCCGCAGGTGCTTCTGCGCCTGAAATCCTCGACCAGTTTCTGGATGAAAAGGAAGGCAACCACACCACGGCATACCGTGATGGTGTGGGTATCTGGACCATCTGCCGTGGTGCCACCCAGGTGGATGGTAAGCTTGTCGTCCCCGGCATGAAGTTGTCGAAGGAAAAATGCGACCAGGTTAACGCCATTGAACGTGATAAGGCGCTGGCATGGGTGGCGAAAAACATCAGAGTGCCACTGACCGAACCTCAGAAAGCGGGGATCGCGTCATTCTGTCCTTACAACATTGGCCCCGGTAAGTGTTTCCCGTCGACGTTTTATAAACGAATTAATGCAGGCGATCGCAGGGGAGCGTGTGAAGCGATTCGCTGGTGGATTAAGGACGGTGGCAGAGACTGCCGTATCCGCTCAAATAATTGCTACGGTCAGGTATCCCGTCGCGACCAGGAGAGTGCGCTGGCATGCTGGGGTATCGACAGGTAGCAGAATATTTTGCTGAAAAATGACGTTTGCTCACGCGGACGGATAACACGAAATCCTGCGAACTGGCAAAATGCAAGTGAATAAAGTCAGGAAGATTGTTTCACGCTGAGGCACCGTAATGGTGTCTTTGTCATTTCTGCGCTTCGCACAAGCGTAAATAAACCAAAGAACCTTTCAGGATGAGCCCTGGTGGATAACCGGCAGTGGTCTGGTTAACCCTCTTTGGGCTGGTTATTCCTGTGCGCAGGGTTCATCACTAAAAGGAAATAACCGATGAATATGATGACCGTGCCGTTTCACGGCGATTCTCTTTATGTGGTTAACCATAACGGTGAGCCATACGTTCCCATGAAACCTGTCGTTGCGGGGATGGGGCTGGCCTGGCAATCACAGTTGGCTAAGTTAAGACAGCGTTTTGCGTCAACTATAACGGAAATCGTTATGGTTGCTGAGGATGGGAAACGACGCAATATGGTGTCCCTGCCACTTCGAAAACTTGCAGGCTGGTTACAAACCATCAATCCCAACAAAGTAAAACCCGAAATCCGCGACAAGGTAATCCAGTATCAGGAAGAGTGCGACGATGTTCTCTATGAATACTGGACGAAGGGGGGTGTCGTTAATCCCCGTCGAATGAGTGTGATGGAAGAACTCAATCAGGCCTGCGCTGACATGAAACGGGATAAAAACATTGCCAGTGTGTTTGCTACCGGGCTGAATGAGTGGAAACAGGTTAAAGCCGCGCATGTATCAAAAATCCGCACATTGATAAACGAAGCGAATCTGCTGATTGATTTTGTCCTGGCTGATACAGGCAAAGGGAAAATAACAAAGGCGGATTGATGGAGTGGTGGCTAATGATATCGGATAAACTCATAACGCTGGCGAAGGGCCTTTGTGTAATCGTCGGTATTTCATTTTCACTAATGCTGGTTGTTCTTTTTCTTTCCATAAACTGGATGGCGTTGACTTCGGCAGGGCTGGTGGGGTGAGCATAAACCGAATGCTTTCCGCGTTTACCGTTATTCTGCTGGTGGTCTGTGGTGCGCTTAGTCTGGGGCTGAATCATTACCGTGATAACGCCATCGCTTACAAAGAGCAGCGCGATAAAGCCACATCCATCATCGCAGATATGCAGAAGCGGCAACGTGATGTAGCAGAACTTGACGCCAGATACACAAAGGAGCTTGCTGATGCTAATGCGACTATCGAAAGTCTCCGTGCTGATGTTTCTGCTGGGCGTAAGCGCCTGCAAGTCGCCGCCACCTGTGCAAAGTCAACGACCGGAGCCAGCAGCATGGGCGATGGAGAAAGCCCAGGACTTACAGCAGATGCTGAACTCAATTATTACCGTCTCAGAAGTGGAATCGACAAGATAACTGCGCAGGTTAACTACCTGCAGGAATACATCAGGACGCAATGCCTGAAATAATTTTTTTGCAAATCACAAAGTCAATTTAATGAGCCTCGCGATACGGGGCTTTTTTATGTCCGCAGTAAACGCGCTTCACACGCGCGACTTATGAACACAGAACCTTTCAGGATGACCCTTGAGGATGCCGGTTTGGTGATCGGTGCCTTTCTGTGGGCCGGAATCCTGTGTGACAAGGTTCATCACTAAAAGGTGTGCACTGATGAATTATCCAACTATCGTTAACGGCATCGATTTTCGAGATCTTGTTTTTGTGACAGGCAACGAGCCGGTGACGGATACCCGAAAGGTTGCCGTAGCATTTGGCAAAGAACACAAAGATGTATTGCGGAAAACAAGAGCCGTTGTTCAACAATGCTCAAAAGAATTTGCAGAGCGCAATTTTGCGCTTTGCTATGAAAACAATGAGTTACAGAACGGTAAACCCCAGCCCATATATCGAATGACAAAAGACGGTTGGACGATGTTGGTATTTGGTTTTACGGGGAAGGCTGCTATGACCTTTAAGGAAGCGTACATTCAGGCTTTCAACTGGATGGCTGAGCTTATTCAGCAAGGTCTGGCGAATCTGGAGGCGGAGCGCAACGCTGTAATGCTGGAGTACATGAAAGAGAAAGATGTCGCCAGTATGTCAGGTCGTTTGCTCAATCGCTGGGGCAGGGTGAAGAAGCCTCAGTTGCTGGCAAGGCTGGACAGGCTGGAGCAGCAGGGGCAGATTGCGTTACCCGGATTTGATAAAGGCATTTCAGCCTGACATAGCCATGCGCCGTATCGTCGCCGTATTCCCGCATTAACAGAGACTGCAGCCACCTTATCTGCGTGAGTGTGCGGGGATAATCAAAAACGATGCACACCGGGTTTTCTCATTTTTCACGAGATGGGAGCGATTTCCCGCGAAGCCGCCTGTCCGGTGCGGTGGTGGAAGAAACCGGATAAAACAACCGCATTGTGCAAATATCGATCAAATATGGTGCTGCTGTGTGAAATCTGAAAAATCACAGCGGTCATTATGCATCAGTTTTTAACACAGGACGTCAGAAAGTGACATGGCAAAGCTGGACTGGAAAAAGCTGGAGCAGGCATTCCGACGCGAACATGCCGAAACGGGAATAACATTACTGGACTGGTGCCGGAAGAAAAAGATTAATTACAACACCGCCAGAACCCGTATAAAAATGGGCAAAATCGATCATGAAATTGATCATAAAACCGATCATGAAATCGATCATGACATCTCAGATGAAGAACCCTGCAATGACGCGGGTTCCGGCGATGAAAAATGCGCAAAAAACTCTGAAAAAAACTGCGCAAATTCGGCAGAAACGAAACGGATTCGTGGTTCCCGACTTTTACCACCTTCAAACGCTTTTTCTCAGCGAAACACCCACGCCGTAAGACACCGTGGATATGCGAAGTATCTTGAGGCAGATAACCTCATGGATGATGCGTCCGACATGGTGCTGTTCGATGAACTGGTGTTCACCCGGGCCCGCGCACTTTCAGTAACTAAGGCACTTAAAGGGATGTTCGCCGACCTGGAAGAGGCAACTGACGTGGAAACCCGCGTTGCTCTTTACGACAAAATACTCAAAGCTGAACAGGCCCTTGACCGGAATATTGCCCGTATCGAGTCAATTGAACGCTCATTGCTGACGCTGGACGTCCTGGCTGAGACAGCACCAAAACTTCGTGCTGACCGGGAAAGAATCAACGCCGCCAGAGATAAACTCAGAGCGGAAACCGATATTCTGACCAGCCAGCGTCGGGGCGTTGTTACGCCTGTCAGTGACATCGTGTCATCGCTGCATGAAATGAGTAATTCGGGGAGACTGGATGACATTCCGGAAGAATGAACCGCGATGTGATGAGCCGTCAGAAATGACCGAGGCTGAACAACGTCTGTTCATCATGACTAAACTGAGCAATCCCTGGTGGCGGCTCAATCATCTCTACAAAATACAGAACGAAAAAGGTGAACTGGTCACCTTCAGAATGCGACCGGCGCAGCGCCAGTTGTTCCGGAGCATGCACAATAAAAATATTATCCTGAAAGCGCGCCAGCTGGGATTTTCCACAGCCATTGATATTTATCTTCTCGACCAGGCATTATTCATTCCGCATCTCAAATGCGGGATCGTCGCTCAGGATAAACAGGCTGCCAGTGAAATTTTCCGCACAAAAATTGCTGTACCGTTTGATCATCTCCCTGACTGGCTGAGAGCCTCATTCACCATCGTTGAACGTCGTAGCGGTGCCAGCGGTGGCTATATCCTGTTTGGTCACGGCTCGAGTATCCAGGTGGCAACCTCATTCCGTTCAGGTACGGTGCAGCGCCTGCATATCTCAGAGCACGGCAAAATTTGCGCGAAATATCCGGCTAAGGCGAAAGAACTGCGAACCGGTACGCTTAATGCCGTCTCTGATGAATGCATTATTTTTGATGAGTCCACTGCTGAAGGCGTGGGTGGTGATTTTTACGAGATGAGTAACCGAGCACAGGAGATCACTGCATCAGGCTTATTGCTGACGGCACAGGATTATAAATTCCATTTTTACGCCTGGTGGCAGGATCCTAAATACAGCGCCAGAGTGCCGGAAAGCGGGCTGAAGCTGTCACGGGAAAAAATGACGTATTTTTCTGCGGTTGAGAAGGCAATGAACATCACGCTTACTGATGAACAGAAGCAGTGGTACATCAATAAGGAAACTGAACAGCGTGAGGAAATGAAGCAGGAGTTTCCCTCAACGCCACAGGAGGCGTTTCTGACGTCCGGACGACGTGTGTTCAGTGCCGAAAGTACGTTGCAGGCAGAATCATTCTGTTCGCCACCGATGATTGTTTATGACATTGAACCTGTTACAGGAGCGAAGACTAAAGCTCAGTCTCTGCGTGAAGGAAATAAAAACGAGTTGCAGCGGACGCTGATGAATTATCTGCTGGTATGGGAACTGCCGGATCCGGATGAAGAGTATGTTTGTGGGGCAGATACTGCCGAAGGGCTGGAGCACGGAGACCGCTCATCGCTGGATGTTGTCAAACGCAGTAATGGCGAGCAGGTGGCTCACTGGTTCGGGCATCTCGATGCTGAACTTTTTGCTCATCTCATTTCGCAGGTCTGTCGTATGTATAACAACGCGTTTGTGGGGCCGGAGCGTAATAATCACGGACATGCAGTTATCCTGAAACTCCGGGAACTCTATCCGACACGTTATATCTACAACGAACAGCATCTTGACCAGGCATATGACGACGATACGCCCCGCCTTGGCTGGCTGACAACCCGTCAGAGCAAACCTGTTCTGACCGAAGGAATGAAAACGCTTCTGAATAATGGAATATCAGGGATCCGCTGGTCAGGCACATTATCGGAAATGAACACCTACGTTTATGACGCGAAAGGCTCCATGAATGCACAGGAAGGCTGCTTTGATGATCAGCTCATGAGCTACATGATTGCCCAGGAGATGCGCGCCAGAATGCCGGTGAGGGTAAAACAGAAAACGGATAAACGCAGAACCACACACTGGATGGCACACTGATGAAAAATGAAATTAACACCACAGCGATGAAAAACGATCATGGATCCACGCCGCGTTTTTCTCAGCGTCAGTTACTGTCTCTCTGTTCTGATATTGACAGTCAGCCTCTCTGGCGTGATGCCGCAAACAAGGCCTGTGCGTATTATGATGGCGACCAGCTGGCACCGGAAGTTATCCAGGTACTGAAAGATCGCGGTCAGCCCATGACCATCCATAACCTCATTGCCCCCACGGTAGATGGTGTACTGGGAATGGAGGCAAAAACAAGAACGGACCTGATAGTGATGTCAGACGATCCGAACGATGAAACAGAGAAACTGGCAGAGGCCATTAATGCGGAGTTTGCTGATGCGTGCCGTCTTGGCAACATGAATAAGGCCCGCTCCGATGCCTATGCGGAACAAATCAAGGCGGGCCTCAGTTGGGTGGAGGTCAGACGAAACAGTGATCCGTTCGGGCCTGAATTTAAGGTGTCTACTGTCAGCCGGAATGAGGTTTTCTGGGACTGGCTGAGCCGGGAGGCTGATTTAAGTGACTGCCGCTGGCTGATGCGTCGCCGCTGGATGGATACCGATGAGGCAAAAGCTACATTCCCGGGAATGGCTCAGGTTATCGATTATGCCATTGATGACTGGCGTGGTTTTGTCGATACCACGGTTACTGAAGGCCAGCCCAGTCCGTTGATGAGTGCATGGGAAGAGTATCAGTCATGGGATCGACAGCAGAACGAATGGCTTCAGCGTGAACGCCGTCGTGTGCTGCTTCAGGTGGTTTATTACCGTACATTCGAGCGTCTTCCGGTGATTGAACTCAGTAATGGACGGGTGGTGGCCTTTGATAAAAATAATCTGATGCAGGCGGTAGCTGTGGCATCCGGGCGGGTTCAGGTGAAAGTCGGGCGGGTAAGCCGTATTCGTGAAGCCTGGTTTGTCGGGCCGCACTTTATTGTGGATCGCCCCTGTAGTGCTCCGCAGGGGATGTTTCCGCTGGTTCCTTTCTGGGGATACCGAAAGGATAAAACCGGGGAGCCATACGGGCTAATTTCCCGCGCCATTCCGGCACAGGATGAGGTGAATTTTCGTCGTATCAAGCTGACCTGGTTGCTTCAGGCCAAACGCGTGATTATGGACGAGGATGCCACCCAGTTGTCAGACAACGACCTGATGGAGCAGATCGAACGTCCGGATGGCATTATTAAACTGAATCCGGTCCGAAAAAATCAGAAAAGTGTCGCAGATGTTTTTCGGGTTGAGCAGGATTTTCAGGTTGCCAGCCAGCAGTTTCAGGTCATGCAGGAATCGGAAAAACTTATCCAGGATACCATGGGAGTGTATTCCGCATTTCTCGGGCAGGATTCAGGTGCGACGTCAGGCGTGGCTATCAGTAACCTGGTGGAGCAGGGGGCCACAACCCTTGCGGAAATCAACGATAACTACCAGTTTGCCTGCCAGCAGGTGGGAAGACTGTTGCTGGCTTATCTTCTCGATGACCTGAAAAAACGCCGTAATCATGCAGTGGTGATTAATCGCGATGATCGCCAGCGTCGCCAGACCATTGTCCTCAATGCTGAAGGTGATAATGGTGAACTGACCAATGATATTTCAAGGTTAAATACACATATTGCGCTGGCGCCTGTTCAGCAGACACCGGCGTTTAAGGCACAGCTTGCACAGAGAATGTCAGAGGTTATTCAGGGGCTGCCGCCTCAGGTGCAGGCTGTTGTGCTCGACCTGTGGGTTAATCTTCTGGATGTGCCGCAGAAACAGGAGTTTGTTGAGCGTATTCGTGCTGCGCTGGGGACGCCAAAATCACCGGATGAAATGACGCCGGAAGAACAGGAAGTAGCGGCACAACAACAGGCACTTCAGCAACAACAGGCAGAACTCCAGATGCGCGAGATGGCTGGCAGAGTGGCAAAACTGGAAGCTGACGCCGCCAGGGCACATGCAGCTGCACAACGGGATAATGCCAGTGCACAGCGGGAAGTCGCCCTGACACAGGGGCAGCGTTATGTGGATGCGCTTAACCAGGCACATACGGCAGAAATCATTACCGGCGTACAGAATATGGAACAGGAGCAGGACGTTCTTCAGCAACAGATGCTGTATACGTTACAACAGCGGATGAATGAAATGTCGCTCTGAAAACTCTGGCTTCAACTGAACCCCGTCATCGTACGGGGTTTTTTGTTTCCGGAGGTAAGCGTTCCGGGAGCGGTGCGCTTATTCGCGGGGGCAGCGATAAGCCTTATTTACTCAACCATTCGGATCTGTCCGATAAACAGACCATGCGGAGTTATTTATGGATTTTGAATTTACGGGTGAAGAAACCCCGGAACAACTGGAAAAAATGCTGGAAGGACTTGGGGATGTGGATATTGACAGTCACGCACAGGACGTCGTGACGGAAGATACCACGGAAAAACATGCGGATGAGGAAGCACAGACTCAGACGGGCGATAACAATGTGGCACCGACGCCGGATGCCAGTGTGGAGCAGACGCAGGACGTGAAGGAGCCGGAAGCGAAGGGGGTGCTCACCCGCGACGGTAAACACGTCATTCCCTATGAAGTCCTTGAGGCTGAACGTTCCGGTAAGCAACGGGCCGAACAGGAAGCCGCACTTCTTCGTGGGCAGATAGCTGAAGAAAAACGCAGGGTGGAACTGCTGACGTCTCAGATCCACCAGGCCGGTATGAAGCCCACACCGTTACCGGAAAACGAAAAAATTTCTGATGAGCAGATTGCCCGTATCAGGGAGATGTATCCGGAAATTGGTGACGCGGTGGCTTCGCTCATCCGTAAAAATAACTATCTCCAGTCCCGTGTTCAGCAATCAGCACAGCAGGCAGAAGGTAATGGTGGTGAGGATTTATCACCGGTTCTTGATGCGATGAATGCCGTGCCGGTGCTGAAAACGTGGCAGGAGTCCGATCCAGATCGCTTCTCGGTTGCTGTATCCATCGACGGGAAGCTCCAGAATGACCCCGCATGGAAAGACAAAACGCTCACTGAACGTTTCGCTGAAGTGGCCCGTCGTACGCAGGTTGCTTTCGGTGAAGTCAGTGAGTCGTCTGCTGACAACAAGGCAGACAAAACGGATATCCGGAAAACGGCGGAAGAGAAAGTGAAGACCGCTGAACAGGAGCAGGCAGTACCTGCTTCCCCGTCAGATTTAGGCACCACGGCTTCCGTCGGAACCGGTGATAATTTTGAACGGTTACTTGGCGCTTCTCATTCAGAGGCAGAGGCGATTATGCGCGGTATGACGAATGCTGAAATAGACGCGCTTCTGGAGAAGCTCGGGTAACTTACTGAAGGAGAACTGAAGTAATGACGACTGTAACATCAGCCCAGGCGAATAAGCTGTATCAGGTGGCGCTTTTTACCGCTGCCAACCGCAACCGCTCGATGGTCAATATCCTCACTGAACAGCAGGAAGCGCCAAAAGCGGTTTCGCCGGACAAGAAAAGCACGAAGCAGACCAGCGCGGGTGCGCCGGTTGTCCGTATCACAGACCTTAACAAACAGGCCGGTGATGAAGTGACCTTCAGCATCATGCACAAACTCTCAAAACGCCCGACGATGGGAGATGAGCGTGTTGAAGGTCGTGGTGAGGATCTCAGCCATGCTGACTTCTCCCTGAAAATCAATCAGGGACGTCACCTGGTGGATGCAGGCGGACGTATGAGTCAGCAGCGCACGAAGTTTAACTTGGCATCCTCAGCCAGAACGCTTCTGGGGACGTACTTTAATGACCTGCAGGACCAGTGTGCGATAGTGCATCTTGCTGGAGCTCGTGGTGATTTTGTTGCTGACGACACTATTCTGCCGACAGCGGAGCACCCTGAATTCAAAAAAATCATGATCAACGATGTACTGCCTCCGACACATGACCGTCACTTTTTTGGCGGTGATGCGACAAGCTTTGAGCAGATTGAAGCGGCAGATATTTTTTCTATTGGCCTGGTGGACAATCTCTCCCTGTTCATTGACGAAATGGCGCATCCGTTACAGCCGGTTCGTCTGTCCGGTGATGAACTTCACGGAGAAGATCCATATTACGTCCTGTACGTCACGCCGCGTCAGTGGAATGACTGGTACACCTCGACGTCCGGTAAGGACTGGAACCAGATGATGGTTCGTGCCGTGAACCGTGCAAAAGGTTTTAATCATCCGCTGTTCAAAGGTGAATGTGCGATGTGGCGCAATATCCTGGTTCGTAAGTATGCGGGTATGCCGATCCGTTTCTATCAGGGGTCAAAGGTTCTGGTATCAGAGAATAACCTGACGGCAACCACGAAAGAGGTCGCTGCTGCAACCAATATTGACCGCGCCATGTTACTGGGGGCTCAGGCGCTGGCAAATGCTTACGGTCAGAAGGCGGGCGGTCACTTCAACATGGTTGAGAAGAAAACGGATATGGATAACCGTACTGAGATAGCAATCAGCTGGATCAACGGTCTGAAAAAAATCCGTTTCCCCGAGAAGAGCGGCAAGATGCAGGATCACGGCGTGATTGCCGTTGATACAGCAGTGAAGCTCTGATTTTTTCCTTTCCCTATGCCGGGTTTTCGCCCGGCTTTTTCAGGAGTCATTAATTATGGCAAAGACTATCCTTGCCCCGTCACTGAGTGAACGGGTCTATACGGGTACGCACGGTAATGAGTCGGTGGCAGAAGGCGTATTTACGGTGAATGCTGCGGAAGCGGACAGTGTTATTCATCTTCTCTCACTGCCAGTGGGCATCCGTATCAACTCACTCCAACTGGTTTCAACGGGTGGTCTGGGTACTGCAACCGTCAGCATTAAGTCCGGTGAGCATGCTCTCATCGATAACAGCGAAGCTGTTTCTGCAAAATTTGCCAGATATGTGCCAGTGGAGCCGTACACCACACAGCGTGACGGGGAGCTGGTTACTGTCACCATTAAGACTGCCGCTGCAACCGGCACCCTGAATGTTCTGCTGCGTTATACCGTGGTGGGATACTGATTAAAACCTTCCGGCCCGCGTCATGCGGGCTTTTTATCCGGGGAATTATATGAGTGAGAAAATTGCCGTTGTCTATATCGGCCCAAAACCCGTGAAAAAGGACACCATTACCGGAAGCCGCACATTGTTCCCACGTCTTGAGCCGGTGCATGTTGACAGTGCGATGGCCTGGCAACTGCTGGGGTTTCCGGATGTCTGGGTTCGTCATGAAGAGCTTGATGATGTTCTGAAAAAGCAACAACAGAATGAGCAGTTGCGGCAGGCACAGCAGGCGCAGGAAAGAGTGCTTGCTGCGCGGGCAGAAGCGGAGAACAGTTTTGTTGTTTCTGTTAACGGGCAGGAGGTGGATTTAAGTAAGCTCACCTCAGCACGGCTGGCGACGCTGTGTGAGGCAGAAGAGCTGGATATTCACAAAGACCCGAAAGAAACGGCTGAGGCATTCCGTATCCGGGTGCGTGAGGCATTTCGCCGTCGTGTTGCGGAGACTGAACAGCATGGCGGAACTGAGTGATTTTTTACCGTATGTCCGTCGTCATATCAGCGGTCCACTGAACATTATGATGACGGATGCTCTGTCAATGGCTGCCGTGGCATTCAGCCGCCAGTCGTTGGTGTGCCGTCGGGAGGTTACTGTTGTACCAGTAGCAGGAAAAGAAATCGTGCTTCCGTATGACAAAGATGATGAGGAGTGCGTTCATATCATCCGTATCTCTGACGATAATCATGAGCTTTTTGTCGGTCGGGATGTGGATATCAGCTCCGGACGCTCCCTGCGATTTGCCTGTTCTCCCGGTGAGGTGAGCGTGCTTTATGCCGTCGCTCCGAAAGCCGGACGCAGCCAGATACCGGATGAACTCCTCACATGGCCTGAAGAAGTGGCTGCGGGGGCACTTGAGCGGTTGTTCATGCAGACTGGTGTTTCATGGTCAGATCCGTTACGCGCACAGTATTTTTCTGTGCAGTTTTCTGAGGGGATCCGTCGGGCATATCGTCATACACTGGCGACAAGCCCGTACTCTTCATACCGCAACCCTGTACGCAGGCAGAGGTTTTTCTGATGACGACGATTACAGAAATCATCGGACGTGTGAATACACAACTGGTTGACCCGATGATGGTTCGCTGGCCCCTGCAGGAATTGTGCGATTATTACAATGATGCTGTGAGGGCAGTGATTCTGGCGAGACCGGATGCTGGCGCAAGCCTGGAAACAATCAGTTGTGTTCCTGGCGCCCGTCAGGTTTTGCCCGATGGTGTAATACAACTTCTTGACGTGATATGCCTCAGTGACGGTAGTGCAGTCAGACCATTATCCCGGGAGGTGCTGGATGCGCAGTATCCTGAGTGGCCCACAGTGAAGGGCATTCCTGAATGTTTTATCAGCAACGACCTGTCCCCGCGCGTATTCTGGCTGTTTCCTGTCCCTGACAAAGAGATAAGTATTGATGCAGTGGTAAGCCGGATACCGGAGGCAGTGTATGTTCTGACGCAGGACGATGATACGCCAGTTCCACTGGAAGAGGCTTATGTTAACCCACTGGTGGACTGGATGTTGTTTCGTGCTTTCAGTAAGGATGCTGCCGGTGGTGCAGAATCGGGGCTGGCTGCGCAGCATTATCAGAGTTTTGTTGAGCAACTTGGGATCAAACAGGGGGCAGACAGAGCATTGTCTGCCCGTAAAAAAGTGTTTAACGGAGGTGGAGTGTGAGTGTTGTTGTTTCGGGGACGCTGAAATCTCCTGATGGTGAGGCGATATCAGGAGCAAATATTACCCTGACGGCGCTGACAGTTTCACCGGATGCGCTCAGCGGCACCAGTGCGTCGGCAGTGACCCGTGAAGGTGGATATTACGGAATGACGATGGATCCGGGGGAGTATGCGGTTTCGGTGACGGTGAAAGGGAAGACTGCTGTCTACGGACGTGTGCGTATTGAGGGGACCGAAAGTACGGTGACGCTCAATATGCTGTTACGCCGCAGTCTTGTTGAGGTTAGCATACCCGGAGAACTGCTGACAGATTTCCGGCAGATACAGAATAATGTGGCTGATGACCTTGCCAATATTCGTCGCCTGAATGAAGACACGGCGACAAAAAACACTCAGGCCACACAGTCAAAAGAAAGTGCAGCAGCCAGTGCGAAGAGTGCATCTGACAGTGCAAAGACGGCAACCAGCAGGGCGGCTGAAGCCGGACAAAAAGCGACTGATGCCACTGAGGCTGCGACCCGTGCAGTCACAGCAGCGGGGAATGCAGAGGAAAGCTCGACCCGTGCCGGAGAGTCTGAAAAAGCCGCCGGAGCTGATGCAGAAAAAGCCAGACAGCATGCTGAAAAGGCCAGGCTGGCGCAGGAGAGCGCCGGAGAGATCCTTAAGCGGGCAGAGGCTGCCACTGTCAGTGCTGAAGAGGCCAGACGTATGGCTGAGAATGCACGGGGGCCCCGGGGGCCTCAGGGAGAAACTGGTCCGAAGGGGGATGTCGGTCCTAAAGGCGAAACAGGTCCAGTGGGCCCTCAAGGGCCCGCAGGGCCGAAAGGTGAGCGTGGTGACGTTGGTGCTCAGGGGGCTGTAGGGCCCGCTGGTCCGCGTGGTGAGAAGGGCGAACAGGGGGAGCGAGGACCGCAGGGAATACCAGGCCTGAAGGGGGATACCGGAGAGCGGGGGCCTAAAGGGGACCAGGGGGATATGGGGCCAAAAGGCGAGAAAGGTGATCCGGGAGGTCCTGCAGGCCCGCAAGGTCCTAAAGGTGAACGAGGAGAAGCCGGACCACAGGGACCGATGGGAGCACGAGGTGAGCGTGGGGAGACTGGCCCCCGAGGTGAACCAGGTCCTGCAGGTCCGAGAGGCGAACGAGGAGAGACCGGACCTCAGGGACCTCGTGGAGAGCCAGGTCCGGCAGGCAGCGCTGCAAATGTGGCTGATGCGACGACGGCACAGAAGGGAATTGTGCAGTTAAGCAGCGCAACGGACAGTGATGATGAAGCGAAGGCAGCCACCCCGAAAGCGGTGAAAGCGGCAATGGATGTGGCAAATGAAGCGAAAACAAAGGCAGAAGAGGCTGCAGCAGGAGGTGGTGTTCCCGGTCCGAAAGGAGATAAAGGGGACTCGGGGCCAGCAGGTCCGGCTGGGCCGAGGGGCGTTCAGGGACCGAAAGGTGATCCCGGCCCCCAGGGACCAAAGGGGGATACTGGCGCTGCTGGGGCAAAGGGTGAGAAAGGAGCCACCGGCGCAACCGGGCCACAGGGACCTAAAGGGGATACGGGAGCCGCAGGCCCGGCAGGACCGCAGGGACCTAAAGGGGATACGGGAGCTGCAGGCCCGGCAGGCGCACAGGGACCAAAAGGTGACAAAGGCGATCCGGGGGTGGCTGGACCAGCAGGTCCGGCAGGTGCGCCGGGGCCGAAAGGCGATAAAGGTGATCCGGGAGTAGCAGGTCCAGCAGGTCCGGAAGGGCCGCAGGGACCGAAGGGAGACACTGGAGCCCCCGGGCAAGGAACAGAACTGCTTACTACTGCCAATACATGGACTCAGGCACAAACTTTTAATGGTGGTATTAATGGAAATTTGACGGTAAACGGAAACGGATCATTTAACGATGTTCAGATCCGCTCGGATAAACGCAACAAGCGAAATCTGGTAAAACTGGATAATGCGTTAGATCGTCTGGAGGCACTTACTGGTTATCTTTACGAGATACAGTACTCTGCCGACGGTTGGCAAACGTCGGTTGGTTTAATTGCTCAGGATGCACAAAAAGCCTTGCCTGAACTGGTAACTGAAGACGCAGACGTTATATCTGGTGAAAAACGTCTGCGTCTTAACTACAACGGCATAATTGCATTGTTAGTCGAAGGCTTTAAAACACTTCGTCATGAGATTAAAGAACTCCGGGAGAAGTAAACGACAGCTGTTGTAGTTTCTGGTTTCTACTGAATTTAAATTGTGGGGATGATACTCACCTCACGAATTTCAGAAGGATATATGAAATGGGGATAACATCGGGATGGGTAGGTTCTTCGGCTAAGAGCGAAACAGGTGAGCAATGGATGGGGGCTGCTGGCACTAAACTAGGATTGGATAAACCTTTTATGATGAGTCAAATGGTGGGGCGAGCTATGGGTTGTAAAATAGAAACCGCTTACTATAAATGGAACTCTTCGGATCAAGTTGAAAACTGGGGGGCGGTTGGAGCTGATTGGCCATTAGAAGAAAAAAGCAAAGGGACAATTACAAACGCTGAAAACTGTGGTTCTGGGAGACTGGTGGGGGCTGTCGTTACACTTTCTCACTTTTTGACGAACTCTACACCGACAGCTGCTGTTTATTTATCCGGTGGTAAAGCAGGTAACATCACCGTAAACGTAGGTGGTGCTACACAAACCATGATTTATCAGGGCGTTGTTAGTGGGTTCCAGTATTACTGGTCAGGTTCTGTTAGTTCCGCTTTCGTGGAGGCAATGAAAAAGACGGGAGTAACCCAGGATCTAAAAATTAGTTAAATGGTAAATGAATAATTTTAAAAACTTCACGTTCTACATACCGGAGACGCCGGATATATAGGATATTGTTTTAAGTTGCCAGAGAAATTTTTCCGGACGGATGCTGATAATAATGATGTAATTTTTCAAGATTTCTGGAAATCTGTATTCTGCACAGGCGCAATTGTATGCCGCCTTTAAAACTTCAATTCAGTGACTCACCTGCCATTCAAATTTTCGGATACCAGACAACCATGCCTTATATCGATATAACAACTATGCGCGGGATGATGCCAGGCGTTATTGCATCTATGCTGCCAGATCATTCTGCTGTACTGGCAGAAAACTGTCATTTTCGCTATGGAGTGATCACGCCTGAACACCAGATGTCAGAGGCTGAGAAAACATTCGCGATTAAGCCGAAAACCATTTTTCATTACCGTGACGATTTCTGGTTTGCATGGACGGATGTAGTGGATGTGATCCGCAGTCCGATCGCTCAGGACCCCCACGGGCGTATTTACTACACTGACGGGCGTTTTCCTAAAGTGACGGATGCAACCATTGCCACAAAAGGGGACGGGAATCATCCGGCATCATCGTATCGTCTGGGGATCCCCGCGCCGACGACAGCACCTGTCTGTACTGTTCAGCAGGGCGGTGATGTTTCTGACGATAACCCGAATGATGACGAAACCCGGTTTTATACGGAAACCTTTGTCTCAGATTATGGTGAAGAAGGTCCGCCAGGTCCGGCGTCTCTGGAGGTAACACTCCGTACTCCGGGGACTGCGGTACAGCTGACGCTGTCTCCGGTGCCATTGCAGAATGCCAGTATTAAACGCCGCCGGATTTATCGCTCTGCATCAGGTGGAGGGGAGGCGGATTTTTTACTTGTGGCTGAACTGGATGCATCCGTGCTCAGTTACACGGACAAAATACCGGGGAAAAACCTTGGACCTTCTCTGGCGACATGGGATTACCTGCCGCCGCCAGAGAATATGACAGGCCTTTGCCTGATGGCTAATGGTATTGCCGCCGGGTTTGCCGGTAATGAAGTGATGTTTTCGGAAGCGTATCTGCCGTATGCATGGCCGGAAGTGAATCGTCACACGACGGCAGAAGATATTGTGGCTATCTGTCCGCTGGGAACGTCACTGGTGGTGGCGACAAAGGGGGAGCCTTATCTGTTCAGTGGGGTATCACCGTCCACAATTTCTGGCTCCAGAATTCCTTCCATGCAGGCATGCCTGAGCCGAAGAAGTATGGTGGCGATGGAGGGATTCGTACTCTATGCCGGGACAAACGGTCTGGTATCTGTTGATGTAAACGGTAATACAGCACTGGCAACGGAAAAGATTATTTCACCTGAACAGTGGCAGAGTCAGTTTAACCCGGCGTCCATTGTGGCTTATTCCTGGCGTGGTGAGTACATTGCCTGTTACACGAAACCGGATGGTAAGCAGGATGTGTTTGTATTCAGTCCGGTGAACATGGATATCCGTTATCTCAGTACACCGTTTGACTGCGCATGGGTTGATCTCGCGAAAGATATGATGCGCGTGGTGACAGGAGACAAAATGTCAGTGCTTGCCGGGGGCTCTCTGCCCTCCACGATAAGGTGGCATTCAAAAATTTTTTCATTACCTGAAAGAACCTCTTTTTCCTGTATCAGGGTGAAATCTCCGGCGCCTGAGCGGGTGGGGATCACCATTATGGCTGATGATGTTCCTGTGATTAATTTTGCGCCGGGTACGTTTAAGGGAAGTGTGGTGAGACTTCCGGCAGCAACCGGGCAAAACTGGCAGGTGATGGTATCCGGATTCGGGCAGGTGGAACGAATAACCCTGAGTACATCGATGTCGGAGATGCCGGTATGACCAGAAAACCGTGGCGTGCGGGGAAGGATTTATCCACAGTTGTGGAGAACATGGAAATTGGCACCGGGCAGCGTGGTGACGGACGCCACGCATTTGTGACCCGTGAGGAACTGGTTGGTCTTAAACTCGCCCGGCGTCGAACATCGGGTGGTGCCTCATATGCACTGAATCCGGGTATTGAGATTGACAGTACTTTAATGACTGTTGATTTTCCCACAAAACCGCTGAATTTTAAGGCGACAGGAGGATTTGGCTCGGTTCTTCTTGAATGGGATATGCCTAATTATCGCGGACATTCACTGACTGAAATCTGGCGGGGTACGGAGGATGACCTTGCTGATGCAGTGCTGGTTGCCACGACGCCGGGGCAGGTTTACGGCGATCCGGTTGACCCTGGCTGGTCGGGATTTTACTGGATACGTTTTGTTAACGCGGCAGGAGTGAAAGGTCCATGGAATGCTGAAAAAGGCACTCAGGCACAAACACAGATCGGCGTGAAGGCCATCATTGACCAGATCCGCGATGAGGCTGCAAAGTCGCCGGTTGTGTCCGAGCTGCGTAAAGAAATAAAAAACGCGCAGGGGCAGGCTGTAAAGGATGCTGCAATTAAGACAACCGAAGTTGTGGGGACTCTCAGGGAAGAAACGACAAGAACGATTGGTGGTATTGAAACCCGCATTAGCACACTGGATTCGTCAACCAGTGAATCGCTTAATGAGGTCGACAAGCGCATCACTAAACTGGATAAAGAAGGCGGTGAGGCGTTTCTGGCAATGTGGTCAAAAAAAGCGGGAGTTGATGGTATCACTGCGGGGATCGGGATTGTCGCCGGAAAAGACAGTGAAGGCAGGCCTGTAAGTCAGGTTGCAATTTCTGCGTCGCAGTTGTTTGTCTTTGACCCGAACAACCCGGATAACACCGCCTATCCGTTTGCGGTATCAGGTGGCAAGGTTGTGATCCCGAAAGCGATGATTTATGACGCGGTGATTGAAACACTGGTGTCGCGGAAGGTTGTGGCGGATGAGGTAAAAGCCGGGGTAAGTATCACTTCGCCAGTTATCCGGAGTGCCGTTATTCAGAACGGAAACTTTCAGGTTGATTCTCAGGGTAACCTGAATATTGGAGGCCTTTTCAGTGTTACGTCACAAGGGCAACTGACAATTCGTTACTCTAATCAGAATGTAGGACTGGTGATCCGCAATGATAAAATTGAGGTTTATGATCAGAATGGACGACTGGCTGTTCGCATAGGCAGATTACGCTGATCAGGAGGTGAGTATTGGAATACGGTTTTGCCATTTATAACAGAAATAACGTTAATGTTACGGGCGTGCTGACTCCAGTATTTTTCCTGGACAGATTTACAGCGGAGTCTGGCTCAAAGACGTACACTAATAAACCCGACGGGAAATCATTGCAGGCTGTATGTTGTTTATTTCCCTGGAATAATGTATTTGCGGATCGGAAAGTACCGAAGATAACCATTAATGACAATACGGTGACGTGGTCGAATCTTGAGCAGGGTATGGGATCTTATATTTATACATTCTGGGGATAAGTGTTATGTACGGTTTGAGCATTATGAAGCCGGATGGCAGCGTATGGATAAGTCCAGGTTTTACGCCGCAGTGTCTGATCAACAAAGGCACCATACCGGCGACTGAAAAGTCTTTTTTTAAAACATCAATCCCGTCAGGCAAAAGTTGTTTTTTCTTTATCAGAACAGAGAAGAAGGCCGATGTCATGTACACGCATGAACAGATTGATGGATATCATGCACTAAGGCTTCATGTAATTGTCAGGGGAACGAACCCTGGTGTTACGACGGTTTATGCTTTCGCGAATATGGTTACTCCACCTTCTGAGTATGGTATCGCCATGTATAACCCGGACGGTGAGATGATTTATCATGGCGAAATGATGCTGCTTGACGCGAAGTTAATACCTGTTGATATCAAATTTGAAAAGGACCTTGGATATCCATGCGCAATCATGCCTGCACTGGTCGGGTATTATAACTGGAAAAGAACTCCTTATGATCGACCGATTTATACCACATCCACTGGTGCTACAGGAAATAAAATATATTCCTGTGAGCATTATTCCGGTGGTGCAACATGGGATATTCGAAAGCCGTATATAGATAAGGTCCTGGTTATTAATACATCAGTATATGATTAGTTGAAGCGAGTCTTTAATATTCATTTAAAATGTCTAAAAAGATGTATTATTAAAAAGTTTAGCGTGTTATCTGAATACAGGATATCTTAAATGAAGAGTATAGCAACACTGGTTGTGTGTGCAATCTCCGGGATTGCCTGTGTAAATTTATCTGCACATGCAGCAGAAGGAGAGCATACAATTTCTCTGGGGTATGCGCACTTTCAGTTTCCGGGACTGAAGGATTTTGTAAAGGATGCGACTGCTCATAACAGGGAGACTTTCAGTCATTTCGTCAACAGAAACTACTTTTCTTCATTGGGCGAATATACAGATGGTCGGGTCAGTGGATATGAAGGCAAGGATAAAAATCCACAGGGCATTAATATCAGGTATCGCTACGAGATAACGGATGATTTTGGCGTTATCACCTCTTTTACATGGACGCGTTCTCTCACTAACTCACAGACATTTATTGATGTGCAGTCAGCCGATCATACCAGGAAGATTAAGAATCCGGCAGCTTCTGCCAGAACGGATATCAGGGCGAATTACTGGAGTCTGTTAGCGGGGCCTTCATGGCGGGTTAATCAGTACATGAGTTTATATGCGATGGCAGGGATGGGCGTTGCTAAAGTTAGCGCTGACCTGAAAATTAAGGACAATATTAACAGTAGTGGCGGATTTTCTGAAAGCAACAGCACGAAAAAAACCTCCCTTGCGTGGGCTGCAGGTGCACAGTTTAACCTGAATGAGAGTGTTACACTGGATGTGGCTTACGAAGGTTCCGGCTCTGGCGACTGGCGCACGAGTGGCGTTACTGCTGGCATTGGCCTGAAATTCTGACCTGTATCCGGTAACCGTTTACTACCCGCTGTGATGGCGGGTTTTTTATTGCCCGTACAGGGCAAAAACCGTAAATTATGCGTGGATGCCTTTCGGCTGATGGCTGGAGGGTGAACCTGAAGGCCTGATGTGGAAAGGCCCCGAGTCAACTTAACGTTAACCCGAGGCCCTAACACTTCGTACCTTAAGCAAGTAGAAGGTTAGCGCCTCTCTGTAAAAGGAGTCAAGCGCTATGTCGCAAAAATCGCTTATCACCGTCACAATTTGCATGACGGTTATCTTCACCATCTGGATGTTGCACGGTTCACTGTGTGAGTTCCGGCTGAATTTGTGGGGAGCGGAGTTTGCGGCGTTCTTACAGTGTAAGCAGTAGGAAAACCGCGACGGGGACGAGAGTCCCCGTCAACTGGTTGCTGAGGTTCAGCCGATATGGCACCCGTTTCAGGTGAGAGAATGAACGATAAAATTCTCTGGTATATGCAGCGTGTTGTGAGAAATTCCCGCAACCCTGAATTTATGAATGAAGTTAAAGACGCCTGCCTTAAAAAGCAGGCGTTTTGTTTTGAGGCACCTGATGGCTTTTTGGTGCTGCGTTCTGTGCTCAGTGCTGATGGTATCCCTTATGTTCTGGTGTTGCTGGGCGTGTGTACGGGGAGTAACAGCGTTGAGCGTTACCTGCCGGAGGTGAAGACATTAACCCATCTGGCTGGCGGACGCTGGGCTGAGTTCCATACGGCAAGGCGGGGATTTATCCGGCTGGGAAAACGACTGGGCTTTGAGCGAATGCCGGATGATGAGGATGGCTTCATGGTGTTCAGGATAGCGGTCTGACTGCTACAGTTTTCATCATTGTGTTTAAACCAACATTGTAATTCACATTCTGACCCTGCTCCGGCAGGGTTTTTTGTTATCCAGGGGGCCATTATGGGTGGAAGTAAAGGCGGTGGTGATACCAAAGTAAAACCAACAGCAGCGCAAATAGCACAGGAAGAAGTGGCCTGGAAAGGGTGGCAGGATTACAAAAATATCCTCCGCCCGGCTGAAGATAACTTCATGGAAAAGGTCGATGACCTTAACAGTGAGCAGCAGTACGACAATATCGCTGGCACAACAAATCTTGGTTATCAGAAACAGTTTGGTGAAGCGCGAAGGGAGCTGGCGGGTAATCTTGCTCAGTCCGGTGTTGACCCGTCCAGTGGTCGCTTTAACGCGGTAATGAATGCGAACCAGAGTGATCAGGTAACCGGGCAGATTGACACAACCACACGGGGGCAGGTATCGCAGGCAGATAAGTATGTTGCCGGGCTACAGGATGTTGCCGCTCTCGGTTCTGGTCAGAAGGCGGATGCGTTACAGAGTTTTAACTCTCTGGCAGACAGCAGTCTGGCAAAAGCTAAATCGGATGCACAGGCGGCGTTTACGAAACAGCAGGGGCGAGCCTCTCTTGTTGGCGCTGGTCTGGGTGCGGCAGGTGCATATGCGATGCATAAGGCTGGCGGTAGCGGAGGAAGTGGCGGTGCTAAAACACCTGGCACCGGCGCTAATGCCATTCAGCATCAGGCTCAGAACTGGAGACTGTGATTATGGAGTACGGTAAATACGAAACACTTGCAAGATACGGTTATACCGGAGCAGCCCGCCCTCAGGGGGACTGGCAGACATCCGCAGCGCTGACCCGCCAGCAATACGACGACTGGCGCACCAGATATTTACCCCGTGTAGCAAGGCTGGCTGACCTTGGGGAGAACAACAGTCTGATGAATGCACAGCTTGCACGGGTGGGAGGCCTTGCCACTTCCAGTCTCCGTACAGCGCAGATGGCGCAGGATAACCAGATGGCGAGATACGGGGTAAACCGCCCGGATAATCCCGACAGTAATACGCTGGGGTTACGTAATGCCCTGGCAATTGCTGGCGCGAAAAATGGTATCCGTGAAGCCGAACAGGATCGCCAGATGAATATTCTGACGGGGGCTTCTGCACCGGCAAGACAGAAACTGAGTGTTGGCGGCCAACTGGTGGCAGCGTAAGGGGGCAATATGGGATACGGTTTACTGGATATTGCAAATCAGTCGCGGCGTGAGGCATTACAGGGAATAAGTGACGCAGACAGACGACGTGAAGAAATTGAGGCTGCGAACAAACAGATGGCGGCGCAACAGAAAGCGCAGAACAAGCAGAATATCGGTACGGGCATTGGTACGGGGGCGGCTATTGGCGCATCCGTTGGTGGTCCTGTTGGTGCTGTTGCTGGAGCAGTAATTGGCGGCATTGCTGGTTCTTTGTTTTAAGGAGTGGTGAATGAGCGGATTTGCACAGGGGTTACTTGCCGGATTCAGCACCGTTGACCAGGCAATGACCCGTCGTAAGGAGCTTGGTCTGCGTGAAGCACAGCTTGCCCGGCAACAGAAAAATAACGAGCGCGATTTTGAGTTTGCGCAGTCTCAGTTTGAACATAATAAAAACGTTGATCAGCGGAACTTTGATTACAGAGCCAAAGTTGACGACCGTAATTATGCACTGAAGGAAAGGGAGTTTAACGCTAACCAGAATTACCGGAATGCGTCACTGGGTATGGAGCAGCAGCGACTCCAGTTGCAGAAATACAACCAGCGACGGCTTGAGTATAACGATATGATTGCCCATAGCCAGCCACTAATGGAAGCGCTTGGAAAAGCAATTGAGGCTGGCGATCAGGAGGCTGCAACGCGTCTGTTCGGGCAGCTGCCAAAGGGACATCCATTAATTCTTATGTCAAACGAAGGCTATGCAGCGAAAGCGGGTCAGGCCGTGATCAACCTGCAAAAAATCTTTGGTGATAAGCCGGACATGGCGATCGATTCGCTGAATACCCCGGAAAATCTCGATGTGCTTTCCGGCGTGTTTGCCCCGGAACTACAACAGCGTATTGGCATGCCTGATTCAACCGGGGAAAAAACGATAAAAGAGGCCAGGATTGGCAGTATCGTACCAGCGCAGCAGGAAGGGTACGTACTTATTGGCCTTGATCTCACATACAGCGATGGCTCCACCGCGCATAAACCTGTAACAGAATACGGCAGTGCGCACCCTGATGATCAAACCGTGCTGGCGATACCCGTTGATAAGGCTATCGCTCAGGTCAGGGATCGCAGCAAATTTGCAGAGATATCGAAAAATTATGGTTATTTTATGCCGAAGCAGCAGGGACTTTCTCTGAAAGAGCTTCAGAAGGGGGCCAGCAACGTAGCGGCGGACGCGATCAAGAATGGCGGTAATGCTCAGGCTGCGGTGGATGAATATTATGCTGCGACTGGTTCACAACCGCATCAACAGAAAATTCAGCAACAAAAACTTCAGCAACAGGTTATCAACTGGGCGGGAGATGATCCTGATAAGCTGTCATTTGCCAGAAATGTAGCGGCCCGTCAGCCTGAAATGCTGGAACCTCAGAATCAGAAATTGCTGGAGAACGGGTATGCGAATTTTCTCCGTATTCAAAAGGCCAGGGGGGAACAGGCCAGAGATGAAAGTGCTTCATCTGCATCTCAGTTTATCCGTGGACTGAAACAGAATTACGCCCAGTAATTCACGATATTCCATTAATACCATTTCCTGATGCCCGGCCATTGTGCCGGGTTTTTTTATGGAGTCTGTATGGCCTATTCAGAGGAACAGCGTCCTGAGGCGCAACTCGGTAACCAGAATCGTAACAGCCTGAACATTCAGCAACCCGGCGAAACTGACAGCTATGAAGCATTTTTCTCTGATCCGAATCGCTGGAAGGATAACAGTACGTCGTTCAGCCTGGGCGATGTATTGCCAACAATGGGTAAAGGTTTCGCCCAGTCCGTCCGGGGAACAGGGGAAATGGCCCGTGGACTCGGTGATGCGATGATTCAGAGCCCGGTAAAAACAGGGGCGCGTATTTTAAATGAGTTTAGCCGTATGGGGCTGCCGGGTGTCGCAACTGTGCAGGATATTTTTGCCGGTGGCAGCAGGGGGGCTGATGAGGTCATCGATACCCTGCCTGATGGCAAAAACGCGGTTACTGATACTGTCGGTAAAGGTCTGAAGGCAACCGGTAAGGCTGTCAGTGATGGTGCCAAAGCCACTGATGAATGGCTGACCGGTAAGATGTCGCCGGGTGCAGTTCGTGCGCTGAATACGCCGATGACCGAAGGCTATAATGATTCTGCGGTCTGGGTGGCGAAGGGTGTAAACCTGATTGGTGCGCTTGTACCTGATATGGTTGCTGGCGGTGTGGCTAGAAAGGTGGGTGATGTCACACTGCGAAAAATGCTGACCGCCGGGCTGGAGAAAAAATACATCGCGGCAGGGATGCAGCCGGAAAGAGCCACGGCACTGGCAGCAGAAGCTGTCGATAAAAAAATGCCGGATTTATTCCAGGCGGGCCTGATCACCCATTCCACTGTAAGTGCACAGGGGCAGAGTGCAATGGCGGCAGCAGATGCTGTTCTTAATGCTGATTACTCTGAGCTGGCGCAGTCACCGAAATTTCAGCAGACGTTTTTGTCCATTGACGCCGACCCGCAGCACGCACAGCTTACTGATCGCCAGAAAATGGATCTGGCAAAAGAGCGTGTTGCCGATGAGGTGCGCGCGCAGCTGGCAACCGATCCTGAATTGCTGGCTGTGAATGCCATGGCGGCAAAACTGGGTGACGCACAACTGTTTAATCTGGTGACACGAGGCACAGCGAAGACCGTTAAAAGCGGCATTGTCAGAAATGCCACTGCACAGGGGGCGATTAATGCGGCGCAGGGCGGCTATTCACGCTATCAGGAAAACACGGCATTGCGTGAGACCGCCGGAATGGATGTATCGCCATGGGAGGGCGTGGCTGACGCAACGATCGAAGGTGCTGCCCTTGGTGCTGCGATGGGGGCTCCATTCGGTGCGGTTGCCGGATATCGTGGCAGACGTCAGGCCGCAGAAGAAACCGCCATGCGTGATGCTGAAACCGTGCAGCAGGACGACGCAGCCCCGCAACCAGAATCTGTTGATCCGGTGGCGCAGCAGCGTGAATCCATGCAGGGCATGAATCGCGAGCAGCTTCTGGAGCAGTATGCTGATGCGGATATGGCAACAGAGGGTGACGCATCCGCAGCTCATCGCCGGGAAGCTGCCAGCCAGTTGTTGAATGAACTGGACGAACAGACGAAGCGACAGGCTGTGATGAATGAGCTGAAGGCGAAGCCGCGTTCTGAACTGCTTGAGGAATACCGCAGACTCAGCCAGAAAGAGGGGCGCACCGAGACTGAAGAACAACAGTTTCAGGCAATACGAGAAGTCATTCGCCCACAACAGGAAGTGACGCCGGAAGCACAGTCACAGCCTGAAAATGCGGAGGATGGTAACGGGAGCATTTACCCGACGGTGCGGTTCCGGGACCCGAATGAAGTCCGCATTGAAATTAACGGGAATGGTGCGTCCAGACCAGCGGAACGCATTGAGAAGGTGCGCCCGGACAACCGTTATTTCACGGATGAGAAAAGCGCCATGGGGAGTGATGTTTTCCGTAATGCCGCCGCCACCGGCCTGAAACCGTCCGTAGTGAAGAAAGGCGAGAATCAGTATGCCGTTGAAATGGATAATCCTGCGTTCTCTGAAGATGTGGCAACGGAAACCATTAACACCCTGGCTGACAGAGAGCGTATTGCTGATGCTGACCCGATGGAGCAGCCCGCGTTCATGCGTGACCCGCGATTCCGTGGTTTCACGGGGGATGATACGGAGGTACAGGCCCGCCTTGCCCGTGGCAACGCGCCGACGGCGGAGGAGCTTGTACGTTCACAGATGGCTGAAGGTGATGCCGGTCCGACAGCACAGGAGTTAACTGAGCGTCCGCGCCTGCCCGCTCCCGGCGATATTCATCCCGGACAGGGATATCCGTTACCGGGAGAAGTGGCGCGTACGCCGGATGAAAATCAGGCCGGACGTGGTGGTCGTTTTACCACAACCGGTGAGGTTAAGGGCCAGAGTTTCCAGAAAGGACAAGCTCCGGCACCGGAAAACGCCGCTGGTCGCCAGGGGGAAACACTCGAGGGTGAAATGGTTCGTCGTGGTCTGCCGTCACCGGATGCGCAGAACGCGACAGCACCGGTACGTGAAGGGCTACCGGCTCCGGACATTACACACAATGTCCGTATGCCTCAGCCTGATCAGCTTCCCCGAACTGTTCGTAACTCATTGCCTGAGCTCGCACAGCAGGCAGAAGTACGTCGACAGGCCGGAGGAAATCGTGACATCCCGCAGCCTGAGACAATCGCACCTGAATCTGAAACAACTGTCTCTACTGACAGGGAAGCTACTGTGCGCGGAGGTGAAGTCAGGGGCAAAAAAATTGAAGACTTTGGCGAGGAAATTAAAGGGGCAGCCAAACACCGTTATGCACAGCTTGCTGAAACACTGGGTAAAACGCTGGAAGACAGGGATTATGCCACGCAGCCGCTGAGCAAACTGTTCCCGAAACCGGACTACGCAAAACTGGCGAGCGAAGGGGCTGATGCTGACACCCTGGCAATGATAGCGCTGTATCGTAGCGATATTCCGGCGAAGACGAAACACAATACGGCTGGCTGGGGGGAGAGCGTAAAAAAAGTACGACACAGTGTATCGGAAATGCTTAACGGAACGGTCAGCGCGAAACGCCTCGCAGAATGGATGGAAGGCAGAATGCCCTCCCGTTACGCGGATACCTGGCAACTGTTACGCACTCTGCCACCCTCACAGATGGACAAGGCTTCTGCTTATCGGGTGGTATCGGGTGTGTATCAGGCGGCAGGAGGGAAGCGTTACGATCCGCCACAGAAACTTTATTCACTGCGCAATAAGGACAATAAGGGGACTAACCTCTTTTTCTCGGAAAGCAGGGATGAATTACTGACAAAGGCGAAAGTCTGGTTTGCAGAGCTGGAGGAAAAGTCACAGGCGAAAGGAGATGAAAAAACGGCACCGTCACCGGATGACAAAATCCGCTTTGACGTTTACCGGAATACCCGCAGTGGCGATATTTTTATCGCTTATGGCAAAAACAAAATGCGGGTGAGAGGTGGCTTTAAGTCAGCCAGTGATGCGCGTAAGTACATTGATTCACATCGTGATGAGCTTGTTCGTCATGTGAAGGAGATGCGGGAGATTTCGCGTGAGGAGCAGCGTAACGCCACCAACCGCGACCGTACCGGACCAGAACGCCGTAAAGGGGATGTTTCACCGGAGCAGTTCAGTGATGCGTTTGGTTTCCGTGGTGTGCAGTTTGGTAACTACGTGGAAGGTCCGCGTCGTCAGGCTGATTTGAACCGGGCTTATGACTCGCTGCATGACCTTGCGGAAGTATTGAATGTACCGACAAAAGCGCTTTCCCTGAACGGTCGTCTTGGCCTGGCATTTGGTGCCCGTGGTAAGGGTAAGGCGGCAGCACACTATGAGCCGGGTGAGGTGGCAATCAACCTGACAAAAGGTAACGGACCGGGTGCGCTGGCGCACGAATGGTTCCATTCTCTGGATAATTATTTTGGTCGTTATGACGTTTCCAATGACGGGAAAATTACGTCAGGTGGCGACTTTATGACGGAAGCACAGCGTGTCAGGCGCATATTTAAAGACGGCAGGTATGTTGATGCTGAATATCCGGTACGTCAGGAGGTTTACGATGCTTTTAAAGGTGTGATTCAGGCCATTAAAAACAGTGACATGCCGCGTCGTTCAGTGCTTCTCGATGAGGTGCGCTCAAAACCGTACTGGTCAACGGATGTTGAAATGGCGGCACGTGCCTTTGAGCGTTATGTTCAGGATAAGGCGCGTATGGCTGGCGTGGAGAATGATTATCTGGTCAATATCCGTAAGGCACCTGAGCACAACACAGATAACACCTGGGCTTATCCGACGAATGCGGAACTGGATGGCGGTATTCGTGAGGCATTCGATCACCTGTTCCGCACCCTGAAAACCCGTGAGACGGACAAGGGCGTTGCGTTTTATTCCCGTAAGGGCGTTACCCGCACACCTGAAGGTAATCTCATTTCGGATGTTAACCGTAGTGCGGAAGCCAAAGGCAGCCCGGTCCCGCAGGTTGAAGCGGTTGCCCGTGGCGTGATGAGCGGCATTAAGGACAGTGACCTGAAGGTCCGTGTGGTGAAGTCACAGAAAGAGGCTGAAGCGCTGGCGGGTGAATTGTTCGATGGTTACGGCAGGGTGCACGCATTCTATCGTCCGGATAAACGAGAAATTGTCCTGGTGGCGGATAACATCCCTGACGGGCGGACCGTTCGCGAGAAGCTGCGTCACGAGATCATTCACCATGCCATGGAGCATGTTGTCACACCAGCGGAATATCAGACGATTATCAAAACCGTGCTGAAAACCCGCGACAGTGATAACGTCACCATCCGTGAAGCCTGGCGTAAGGTTGATGCTTCCTATGGTAAGGAATCACCGGAAGTACAGGCGGGTGAATTTCTGGCACATATGGCGGAGAAACAGCCGAATAAATTCGTGGCGGCATGGGAGCGTGTTGTTGCCCTGGTCAAAGGGGTACTGCGTCGTACGGGGTTACTGAAGCCGACGGAACTGAACGATATCAGACTTGTTCGCGAGACCATCCGTACGTTAGGCCAGCGTGTGCGGGAAGGTTACACGCCGCGTGAGGATGGCGCGGGCGCATCGTCTCAGTACTCCCGTAGTGGTAAACGTGATCCGTTCAAAGTGCCGGAAGGTGAGGGCGAGCGTTATCGTGATGACCTTGCCAGAATGATGAAATCTCTGCGCACCACAGATTTAACGGTAAACATCGGGCGTACGCCGCCGGTATTGCGTCACCTTGGTGCACCGGATTTGCCGCTGGTTATTTCCCGCGATACTGTGCGGAAGGCCACCAATGGTGTGAAACATGTGGTGCCGATGGATGTTATCGAGAGACTACCGGAACTGATGCACGATCCGGATGCAATTTACCGCTCAGCGACAGAAAGAAATGCGGTTGTGATGCTGCTTGATGCCGTGGATAAAAATGGTGATCCGGTGGTGTCAGCGGTACACATGAAGGCTGTCCGGTCGCGTCTGGAAATCAACAAGGTAGCTTCTGTTTACGGTACAGAAAATGGAAAAAAACTGAAGAGTATGGAAATGACCGGGTTAACGTTGTACCGGAGAGAAAAATTAAGCCGCGATAACCTTCTGCACAGAGGGCTCCAATTGCCCAAAGGGGAACATTCTTATCGCGGCTCTGCGGATAAAATACTCTATCCTGAAGATATTCGCAAGGGGCCGTATTACTCCCGTACCAGCAGTCTGACACCGGAAGAGACAATTGCATCGCGTTTTGTGCGCCAGATGCAGGATAAATTCCAGGTGCTGAAAGCTGTTCAGGAGAATATCCGTAAAACTGGCGGCAAAGTGGACGACAGTAACAACGCTTATATGGCGGAAGAACTCTTCCACGGGAAGGCGGAAAACGACCTGAACGTGATGAAGGAGCGCTACGTTCAGCCACTGGCTAAATTACTGGCGGACTACAAAATTGCGCAGGCCGATCTGGATGAGTACCTCTACGCCCGTCACGCGCCGGAACGTAACGCGCATATCGCGAAAATCAACCCGAAAATGCCGGACGGCGGTTCGGGGATGACCAACGCGGAAGCGGCGGAAATCATGCAGCGTGTACGTAACAGTGGCAAACAGGCACAGTATGACCGTCTGGCAGGGATTATTGACGATATGCTGGCCCGTCGCCGTGAGCTTATCCGTGAGGCCGGACTTGAAGAGAACGGTGTGGTGGATGCCTGGCAGAACGCCTACCGTTACTACGTTCCCCTGAAAGGTCAGGATGTTGACGGTGTGGTGTCACTGCCCCGTACAGGTAAGGGCTTCACCATCGGCGGACGTGAAAGCAGGCAGGCCATGGGGCGTGCATCCCGGGCACAGTCTCCGTCCACTCAGGCGATACAGGACCTGAGCGAATCGCTGATCCGCCATCGCAAAAACGAAGTGGGTAACGCCTTCCTGAAACTGGTGCAGGATAATCCCGACAAGGATTACTGGCAGGTATTCACCGATGACAGACCGGATACCATGCGGACGATTGCAGAGCGCAAGGACCAGGAAACTGGTGAAACCATTCGCGAAGTTGTCGAACGCCCTGTACCGATGGCAATGATGGCAGACCGGTACTTCACCACCAAAAAGAACGGCAAAACGTACTACATCAAACTCCATGATCCGCGCCTGATGCGTGCGATGAAGAGTATGGGACCGGAAACCAGCAATGCCTTTGTTCGTACGCTGGGGAAAGTTAACCGCTTCCTGGCAACGGTGAACACGTCGTATAACCCGGAATTCCTGGTCAGTAACTTCATCCGTGACGTGCAGACGGCGGTGATGAACCTGAAGGCGGAGCAGGGAAGGAGCGACGGTAAACTGAAAGGGCTGGATAACTTATCCGCCCTGGCTGTGGTGAAAGACAGCCGTTCTGCCATGTCAGCCGTATACGCCAGTCTGCGTGGTAAAACCCTCACGGGAAAAGGTGCACAGTGGCAGAAGGTGTGGAAAGAGTTTGTTGAGGACGGAGGGAAAACCGGCTGGTTTAACATGGGTGACCTTGAAGGCCAGCAGAAGGAAATGGATCGCCTTGTCTCACTGGCGAAGGGGGGATGGAAAGGCCAGAGTATCGGTGCATGGAATTCGTTCCTTAACCTTGTCGAGGATGCCAACGGTGCGGTTGAAAACGCTCTGCGTCTTTCTGCCTATAAGCACGCCCGTGATGCCGGTTTGTCACGCCAGCAGGCGGCGTCTCTTGCCAAAAACATGACGGTGAACTTTAACCGTCGTGGTGAGCAGGGAGCGCTGATGAACTCGCTGTACATGTTCGCCAACGCCAGCATTCAGGGGACCGCAAACCTGGTGAGAACGCTCGGACATCTTAATGGCGACGGGCCGTTACTGGAGCGCCTTCGCTGGAAGAATCTCAATGTACCGCAGAAAATCGCGCTTGCAGCTGTGGGAGCGGGTTATCTGCTTGGCTCGCTTAACCGCAGTGTTGCGGGGGAGGATGATGACGGGGTTAACTGGTATGACAAGGTGCCGTCTCATGTGAAAGAGCGTAACCTCGTCATTATGAAATCGGTGTTCGGGGGCAAGGCCGGAGAGTACTGGAGTATTCCTCTGCCTTACGGGTACAACGTTTTCTTCCTGCTCGGGCATACCGCTGAAGGTGTGGCGGCGGGTGACCTGACGGCGTCCCGTGCTGCCGGTAATGTTGTTGGTGGTGTGCTTGGTGCATTCAGCCCGATTGGCAGTGAGACGTCGGAAACACTGTCCGGGGCATTGCTGAAAAATGCAGCGCCGACCATTCTGCGTCCGTTTGCGAACCTTGCCATGAATGAAAACTTCATGGGGGCGCAGATTTACCAGGAGAACATGCCGTTTGGTACACCAAAACCTGACAGCCAGCTGGGAAGACGTTCAACGCCAGAAGCGTACAAGGCGTTTGCATCCTGGCTGAATGCGTTCTCAGGTGGCAGCCAGTACCGTTCAGGCGCGGTGGATATCACACCGGAATCGCTGAAATACTGGGTGGACTATATCTCTGGTGGTACAGGGCGCTTCATTTCCAAAACCACGGATGCGGCGGTGAAATCGCTGAACGGTATTGATATACCGGAACAGCAGGTGCCTTTCCTGGGGAAAATTTCAGGTGAGGTGATGCCGTATGTTGACCAGCAGAAGATGTACGACCGGATGACAGAGGTTGCGCAGTATCACGCAGAGCTGAAGAGTCTGACCGGCGCAGAAAGAACGGCGTTCATTGACGAGAACAACGGAAAATTGTCGATGAACGGGCTTATGCAGGATACCCGGAAGAGACTGAAGGATTTGCGTAAACAGCGTGATGCCATTTACGCCGACAGTACTCTCAGTCTGGCGCAACAGTCGGCGATGGTGAAATCGGTAGAGCGGGATATGAAAATTGCCGTGGATCGGTTTAACCGCGAGTACAACAAAAAAGTGGGAGTGGATTAACAGAAATGGCCCCGTACGGAAGTGCGGGGCTAATGTGATTGGGGAGGGTGAGGATACCTGACACATCAGAGGTGGCGAGGGATTCCTCCCTTGCAGAGGTCTTTCTTCGTTATCAGTGCCGTCACAATGACGGTAATACAGAGATGAGCAGGGTGATTAACATCGCCTTTTGCTGCTTTCAT